ATAGTTCAGAAATCATTTGCGATATAGCTTATGAAAACCCAAACATGGACCAGTGCTTTGTCAGTCGTGGGAAAGTAACGGATATTAAGATAGATAAGGAGGAATAATTATGGGATTTACAACACCGTGTTTTATACGCAAAAATACACAGGAACTTCGGAGAGGGCTGGAAGAATTGGGGTATTCACATGGTAAGCCTAAATATTATGCAGATGATGATAATAAGTATGATTTTATTATGTGTCATAATGGAATATTCTTTTTACTATCCCAAAAGAATCATGTGATAAGAAATGGGCATCCTTTGAAAAAATATGGAAGTGTTGATTGCGGAACGAATGAAGAACTATTCCTGGCTATCGCTGCATTGAGGGATGATAGTAACTACATGCAGTGGTTTATAGCAGATTCCATTCTTAGCGTTTCTTATGGCGATTCTATTGGTAATGATCATTATTTCACAGAACTCAAAGGCATTATGTTCTTTTGGGATGAAAATTGGGATAATGCAACCATTATTTCAGGACGTTATCACAAGGCCACCGTAAACGAACTGATTGAACATTTTAAAACAAAGGAGGAACAATGAAAGCAAGAGTAAAATCAACAGGAGTTTTGGTAGATGTAACTCCCCAATTAAACATCAACTCTCAACATAGCAAAGATTATTTATATGTATGTGATAACATGGTTTACAGAGAATGCGAACTTGATTTTTCAGCTATTGACTGGGAACAGAGGCGATATGAACTAGCGAAAGCTGCCATGCAAGGATTTTGCAGCAATTCACATGAACAGGTAATGAATGCTAGTTTAAATATGACAGTAGAATGGAGCCTTGGTTTCGCTGATGCGCTAATAAAGAAATTGAAAGGAGAATAAAATTATGACCGAAGAACTTGTAACATTAGAAACAGCAAAGATGCTGAAAGAGAAAGGGATGTTTACAGATATAGAATTTCCTCCGCAATCCGTTGCCCAGAAGTGGTTACGTGAAACCAAAAATATTCATATATGTGTATATAACTGTGCTTGTGGCTATGGATACGAAATATCTAAAGCTGACAATGGAACTCATATAACCAGTTCTGTTTATGAAGGACCTAATGATGGTGGTAAATGGGATGTCTACGAAGACGCACTTGAAGCTGTTTTACAGGAAGCATTAAAATTGATATAAATATGAGCCTTAGGCGGCTTTGTAAAACCCATATAAACAATGATGAAAAGAATAATTACTGTCCAAGACATGATTGACGAACTAATGTTAGTTGTCAATAAGGATGCTGAAATAAATATCGTAATGAATACAGGAGATTATCAAACTGAATACATTCCTGATCTATATGATTTTTCTGTCATTGATTTTACTGATGTACATCCTGATGATGGAAACTCGGAAAATAAAGTGGTAATAGAAATGTTTCGTTAAAAGAGAAATAAATAACACTCAAAACATAAAAGAAATGAATACAACTTTTGAAAGATCGTCTAATAGTACCGATGAATGGTACACACCGAAAGAAATTATAGACGCATTAGGTGAATTTGATTTAGACCCATGTGCCCCCATGCACCCTCTTTGGCCTACTGCAAAAATCATGTACAACAAGCAGGACAATGGTCTTATACAAAATTGGGGGGGGCGAATTTGGCTTAATCCTCCGTACTCCAAACCGCTTATGTGGCAGTTTGTAGAGAAATTGGCAGAACACGGCAACGGTATAGCACTACTTTTTAACCGATGTGACAGCAATAAGTTTCAAGACATCATCTTCAAGAAAGCAACCGGTATGATGTTTTTGAGGAATCGAATAAAATTCTTCCGTCCAGACGGAACTCGTGGGGATTCTCCTGGCTGTGGCAGTATTCTCATCGCTTTTGGTGAGGATAATGCAGAAATATTGAGAACCTGCGATATTGCAGGCAAGTACGTTAGAATAAATTAGAATGACAAAAAGATGAATAAAGAAGAATTTTTAAGCAAAAGATACGCCATTGATTTAAAGCTAAAAGAATTGAATGGAGAAAGGGAACAGTTGGAAAAGGAATACATTGAATCTAACCAAGGATTCCCTATTGGAAGCAAAGTCTGTATAACGGTCTCGGCTCATGAAAGGATATTAGTTCCCGAAGCGAAGAAGTTAGCCTATATTGCAGATTATGAGATTGATGATAATGGAGAGGTTGTCCCCTCTTTAAGACAGTTGGATTGCAATGGGGGCATGTCAGCAATACCTTTATTTGTTAATTTAAAGAAGGCTATAATTGAATTAGTGTAAATCGAATTAGGAATGAATATGAGTGGAAAAGATGTATTAAGGCTATTACTTATCAGTTACGGTTTTTGCCGTAATATTGAGATAAGTACTTATATTGGAGATGGTGGATGTATTGGTTACGAAGTATCGGCTAGTAATGACGATGGCATTGAATACTATGCAGTAGATTGTGAAGGTTTACTTTTTCATATATACGAGATACAGAAATTTATGAGAGATGGAAATATTGAACCTCGTTTAATGCTTGGAAACTCTAGCAACAAACATCTTCTTTCAGATGAGTCTTTAAATAAGCTACTGAATATGTCAGAGAATAAAAATTACTGTAAAACAAACCCTTATGAATAGGCGTAAAACTGATATAGATATGAACAATTTAAAACTATATATTGCCCGTGACGAAGGTAAATGGGATGAAGATGTACAAAAGGCAGGAGAATTGAACCTGTTCTACGATACTCAGGAACTTCTGTTTGATATAGACGAACGAATATCATATTGGGGTAATTCCCGAAAGATAGCGAATATTCCCTCTTATATGTATCCTCAAATCAAGGATAAAGAGTGTTATGTTTTCAACAATCTTGAATTATACAAAAGTTTTAACTGATAATAGAGAGGATAGGGAATTTCCCTATCTTCTCTTTTCGTATTTTCTTTTCATTTTTCTTCTTTCCACCCGTGTCATTCCCATGCTTTGAGCAATACCGAACAGGATTTCCTTTTCCGAATCGTTAAGCATATCATATACTTCTTCTTTGCTTTTTCCGCTAATCATAGCCATAAAAATCTTTTTCATAATGATTTATTTTAGTTTTTTCTTACAACAATCGCAAATCTCGTCTTTTATAGGTTTTGTAAATAAAGCACCTACATATCCTGCAAGGTATCCGGCTTCTTCTGATGAAGGCTTTATGCCATAATGATCAATTATATGACCAATCATGTGTTGTTTTTCATGCTCCAGTGTATTCATAAATTCTTCATCAGACGTACTGTGACTGATAATAATTACAGTGCACTTATTGTTTGAATACGTTACACCGTAATTGTATTTTTCAGTCTTTATCTTATCCGTTATCCTGTTCAGCAAATGAAAAGGACAGCCAATATATTCCAGTCTGTATATCGCTCTTAAATAAGAGTATTTATCCACAGAATAGAATACATCAACCGTCCAATCATATTCCTCAATGTATAGTCTTTGGCGTACCATAGCAATCAGATATAATCCTCCCAAGAGAAAGGTGTTCCACAGGCTATACACTTTGCATAATACTCGTCAAGAGCACGGGTAGGGCTTCCGTCAACATCGTCAAGATAGTCTTTTACAAACATACAGGCATATTGTTCATTGACTATGGATGAACCCATATAGTCGGCACGTACCATATTCAATACATAAACCTTGTTGTATTCCACATCATTCTTCAACTCAACATTGAATTGCTTCATCAATGCTTCTACTTGATCTTTGTCATACGGGTGTATTTTGTTTCCGTTCCTGTCTTTCATTTTGGAAACGGCATATTCACACAATTTCTTTGAGAAATTCCATCCATGTTCTGCAAGATATTTTTCCATTCCCGAAGGAAGTTTCTCATATACATCTAATCTCGTTCTTTCCATAGCTTTTGTTTTTAAAAAGATAGCCCGTAGCAAACCACTACGGGCTTAAACCAATTTAATTAGCGTCTACGTCTGGCGTAAGGACCAGTACCTTTGACTCCGCGTCTTTCTCCGTACTCATCATCATCATCCCACATTCTTTCGCCATAACCGCCTCCACTTCGTCCGCCACGTCCGCCACGTTCACCATAGCGATCTTCCATTTCTTCCATAGCGTCACGATAACCTTCTTTATACGCTTTTTCTAATTCCCGGTCCATATCTTCACCTTCAAAGCTACGGCCCATTCCATATACTTTCCAACCCATAGTGTTTATTTTTTATTGTTGTTATTATTATTGTTTGTATGTTGCACGTCAGGCAATTTGATACCAGAAGCAGCAAGTTGTGCAAGTATATCCTTTATCTGTGACAATTCACCTTTAAGTTCCTTCATCTCCTTGTCCTGCTGTGCCTTTTCGGCAAATGCAGGATTTAACGCTGTAAGCATCTCATCGCAGCTTTTGATTACTTTCTGATGGTATTCCACAGATTCCACAACCCTTACACTACTTATTTTCATTGCTTCTATCTCTGCATTGATGGCATCCTTGCTTTCCGATACAACCACATTTCCGCCTACTTGGGAAAAGTCTGCTATACTAAGATTGGCTGGCAACTTTTGAAAATCAAGAGTATCATCTCCAACCTTAACTTTCACATCCACAACCATTTCATTTTGCGGAAGAGGATATGCTGTATATCCGTTCTGATATTTAGGAACAGGATTTGAAACACTTACCACAGTGCCCACATCACATCTTGGGTTTTCCCCTTTATGCAATATGAAGAACTGCTGTCCTTGTCGTATTGATTGAAACATACTTATTCTAACTTTTTAATATCATTTTACAGTGCTTCTAGCCTGTGCGGCAGTAGCAGGTGCAACGATATGATTAACTACTTGAAATATCCCATTACATTTGTCGTAATAGACAAAGTATTTATTGCCTTGTGAAATTTCACTAGACGGAATCTGATCTCCCGAACCGTTCACCAAAGGAACCTTGCTTGTGGATGTTGATGTGGTATTTGTCAGTGTGGTAGCCACAGAAACAAGATACCCGTCAGATCCGGCAGCAGGAACATGATTTACGCTTAATAGCAAAATACCTTGATTTGGCAATCGTCTGAACAGACACGGGTTAATACCATAGATAACCTCTGAATTTGTCGTGTCTGTTGTTACAGAAGATGTCCGAACAAACGGTATTCCTCCAAAGTCAAGTCTATGTACCCCTCTGAAACGGTTAGCATTATATCCCATCATATAAGGATTAAAAAAATAACTCATAACTTTTCCCTTTCTTTAGAATTTTATTATTTTGCATCGGGATAAGAGTTTCTGACCTGTAATTTATATACAAATCAAAAACTCTTAACTAAACTTTAGCAATTGCAACCACAGTTGTCACCAGCAGCATAACCTGCACCAAAACCAGCCATGAACGGATAACCTCCATAGCAACAATTTGGGTTAGGCACAAAATATGCTGGAACCGGGCACGGAGCCTTAAGTTGTCCAACTATATTTGCAGTCTGAGCCTGTTGAGAAGCAGCCAGAGCCAAATTGCTGTTTTCCTGTCTAAGTGCATCTATCTTGTTTTGCATTTCACGCATTTCAAGCTGACAGAATTTATCATTGATGATAGCTGTTTGAGCGTCTATCTTTGCGCCAAGAATGTTAAACTGAGTGTTTGCATTGCTTGTCAAAGTATTGGTCTGCTCTACAGTAGCCAAACGGCTATCACATCCTTGACGTTCAATAGCTGTACGGATATCGCAGCAGCAAGAAGCAAGCTGAGAACCGATAGCTGCACTATTGGACTGAATTGAGTTGATGATCTGTTGAGAGGAAAGACCTACTTGGTTACCAACTTGCTGAATCTGTCCTTGAATTTGGCAGATAGCATTCTGCAACTGTTGAGTAGAGCAGTTCAAAGAACTAGCCAACTGATTGATAGCTGTTCCGTTTCCTTGAATAGCGTTCATCAACAATTCACGTCCTGCTTCATTGTTCAATTGAGCAGGGATTCCGTTTGCTCCATTGCCAAACCCGTTACCGAATCCGTTACCACCCCACAGGAAGAAGAGCAGGATAATCCAGATCCACCAACAACCAGCACCACCCCAAGCGTCTTGATTGTTTTTATTGCTCATAAGAGCGGCAACCATATTGGGGTCTAATCCTTTATTCTGCAACAGTGCAGGAATCATTGACATAATACCTGCGCTTTCTCCAGCGGCAGGATTGTCGAACATAAAAATTTTGTCTGAACCCATAATATTGTAATTTAATGTGTGTGTATTATAACTCCCGTAAAGACTGTGCACTCATCTTTACGAGTGTAAATTTACAACATGGATTGCCTAAACAAAAATAAAAATTTCGCAGTATAACCTATTGTGTTTCAGATAGTTTAAACTTGTTAAAATAAGTTATTTGCTTGTGTGTTGTTTTTCCTATTCGTATATTAGCGCAATAATTTTAAAATAGAGGAATTGAAGATGAAAGAATTAAAAAAATGGAATAATAATCCAATAAAGATTACGTATTTAATACCTAGTGGAAACAAGTACGCTTATATAAAATTAGGTGACACTGTTGATCTGACGAACGGAACATATAAAATAACCGCTTTGGATAATGAAGAAAACATTTTCCAAGCGGTTAATATGGAGAATAAAGATGATTGTGTTACAATGTATGCGTATGAGGTTGTATAATTTCCCTAGCTTTTAGTCTTGTATTTGCCCCTTGACTTCTTTGGACGTATAAGCCCGTTGTTTTTAAGAGCATCCAATGTTTCTTTCAAATAAACGGGTTTTGTCATTCCTTGTACTCTCACGGGAGATAATAACGGTTGTACGGGATGAAACTTAGTGCCTTTGTATGTAAGCCTTGCAAATTCTGTATCGCTTACATCGAGATATTTTATGGCATTTTCTCTATCAAAATAAGACGGTATGATAGTTGATCTGTTTATTGCGTCAGTAAGGAAGTTGAACTGTTCCGCATCAACATTCGAGTTTCCGCTTTTCAATGCTAGAGATATCCCGTCAAGTAAGGAAGCTAATATAGTGTTATAATTCATGCCCATGTCCTACTCAATAGATGAAATATTCGCTGTTCCTGTAATATTTACTTTGCTTCCCGGTGTAACTGAAAAATATTCCACTGTTCCTGCTGGAAGAAGCATTCCTGTTGGTGCTATCCTGCTTGACCTGCTTTTTGTTTCCTGTACCAATGAGATACGGCATCCTTCTGATGTGGCTACCCTTATCAAGTTTGACAATACTGTGTACTCCTTATCGGTAACATCTTCGGATGCTGATATTCTTGCAGCTACTATACCTTTTAACGCTTCATCTTTTGAAGCGTTTTTGGTGGAGAAATATCCACCTATCTGTTGTTTGTCATTGCTCTCCATATCCTTTTAAGTAAGATTGTTTAACACTTTCGGCAAACTCGTTCAGCTTTACATAATCTGCATCAAGTTTGTTTAAAATACCTTTTCTGAGAGCCGCTTCTTCCTCACCGTTGGGAAATTCATCCTTTATGGCGGCATCTACCGTTTTGTCGTATGATACAGGGTTCTTTACACGCTGTACATCGGCTTTCCACTTTTTGACGAACTTTTCCTGTACAATATTTCCCATATCGTCCGTTTCGGGTTCGTCAACTTGTTCAATGTTTAAATGAACATTGCTATATCCAGTGCCTAAATCAAAGATAAAGGCAGGCTTCTCGTCAAAAATCAAACCTCTTTCCATATTTTAAACATCTAATGTTCCGTCAAAATAATAGCCCCTATTGAATTTTATGACAACATCCTCCAATGGTAAAAGGCTTTTGTCTACTTGGGAAAGAAATGTTCCTAACGCTTCGTATCCGCCTTTCATAAAGCATTTTTCTCCTTTGAACAGTATCTGCATTCTTACCCATGTACTATTGTCCTTCTTTGTAGATGGTCTTACATCAAAATCAAGAATGTCTATATGCTCATCGACAAGTTTGTCTATCTTTACATCCTTTCCGTCAAACTTTCTTGACACTCTTATATTTAAGTCACTAATCTTTGTCATGTGGCTATTATTATTAACTAAAACTTTATTAATTAAGTTTTTAGAATCACAGTGCATCAACATACCCATATAACTCGTAATTGATTTTGGGTTATTACGTTTTGACGCAAAGTTTTTCTTTATTCTCTTTCTTATTTTGGTATGACCGGGAGTAAAGACGAATCCACCGAAATCTATTCCTTCTGAAACGGGGAATATCCTGTAATTTTTCTTCATCTCCAGTTTCTTTTCATACCACAGGTAATTTCTTATCCTCCACAGCCATTCATGCAACTGTTTCTTGTCGTGGGATAATATCACCATATCATCGGCAAATCTGAAATAATGCTTTACTTTGAACTGCTCCTTTATAACATGATCCAAAGACCTTAATACCAAATGGCTTCCTATCTGAGCGTCAGGATTGCCAATAGCCAGACCTTTGTTGCTGTAATTAAGCGTATTCATAAGCCATAACGCATCCCTGTCTTTCAAGTCTTTGCTATATGCCTTCTTGTAAACGCTGTGTCTTACGGACGGATAAAACTTCTTAATATCCATTTTCAAAACGTATATTTTTCCGTTTTTGTCCATTTCAAGCAATGTCCGTTTCATCTTTCTCACAAGGGAGTGCTTTTTAACCTTACTTGTAATACCCCTTTTGGGCAGACAGTTATATGAATCAAGTGTAAGGCTTTTTGTCCATCTGTCCATCATGGGTATCAAAAGGCTGTGCTGGATAATCCTGTCCGGATAAAACGGGAGTTTGTGTATCTCCCTTACCTTTCCTGCATCAGTCACTTTCTCTATCACCTCATACTTGCTTACATGGTATGATTTGTCTTTGAGCATCTGATAAACATTCTGATGATATTCATCCTTATGTTTCTCATAATCCCTCACACCCCTGTGATTTCTCTTTCCTTTCTTTGCCTTTTCAGCAGCAGAGATAATATTATCCATACTGCCTATCGTTTCAAAAATATTATTCAATCTTTTCATCTTACGTGCTTTTCTTTGTCCGTTGAGCCAAAGATAACTAACTTTCCATATACCTACAACTGTAAATGTACTAATAAGTTCCCATCCTCAAACAATGGGTTGTCTTGACATTTTTCATCTTCCTGACGAGGCTTCTGTATAGCAGTAATTTTTTTAGCACGTTAGCTGCCACCGATGTTCGTGTTCGCATTCGAAGGGGCATTGTTCGCATTACCATTCCGCAGAGAACAATTGTCGTTGTTCGACTTACCACCAAAGTAAACACCACCATTCTACAGACCGCCTTTTTTCAACTAACCGCCTTTGACAGACTTATTTCACTTTGCTGACGCATTTGGTTAGATTTTTATTATGCAAACTTAAACATAATTAATATATTTTGCAAGTTTTGGGAATGGGATTTTTCACTTTGTGAAAAATTAGGCTTGGGTTATTGAACAACGAAAGCCGCCACCGATGCTCGTGAACGCAACCGAAGGGGCATCGTACGCACCACCAGCCCGCAGAGAACAATTGTCGTAGTTCGACTTACCACCAAAGTAAACACCACGTCTTCCTATTTTACCCGAACCTGCATTTCCCGTAAACCAGTTGTAATGACATTCCCCCGTGTGAAGATTGCTTCCCTTGACCTCTCCAATGAGCGAGTTCTCAAAGTTCTTCGTTATGTATCCTTCACCTCTAGCCATAGAACCGACAAAATCATACGTATTCTCAAATCCATAAGATTCCCCAGGATTCTTATCTGCGGCTACATTGTCTGTAGTCAGATTGTTTACGTCATAGGTCTGATAAATATCTATGGACGTAGAATCGTGCATGACACAATCTATCCCACTGTACCACATCCATATATCTCCCCACCCGACAATACGTCCGCGAATGATAGGCTGTGTGAAGCATATCTCTATTTCACGGTCTGTCACTGCCGCATCGTCAGGAATACTCCATCCGCTGGTTACAGTTGCATTGACAAACTTGGCTACGATACCCGACATCTCCCCGTCAGCCAATCCGTTATGACCTTGGAAGTTGTAGTATTTGTATTTTGTGCTTTCATATTCAAACTCGGTGTCGGGAGAGACATTGTGTTCCTTTGCGTATGACATGGCAAGCTGTGCTTCAAACATCTTCATGCAAGGATGGTAGTTGTTTATGAGTTGTGAAAAATTGTAAGCAGTTCCTGTTTCTGATGCTTTAAATCCTTGCCCGTTCAACTTGTAATATACATAGGTCTGACCGTCCGCCTTCTTGAATCTGACGCCTGTCATTTTTCCCCAGCTTGACGCATCGGGGGCTGAATCGTTGGATGATATTCCTTTTCCGCAAACAGACTGTGCGTGCAGGTCTTTTGTTCTGAATTTGATAAAGAGAAGCGTACACCACACTTCAAGGTCAAGGGCGAACGCATTGGCGTAAGGATAGTTCTTTGCCGTATCCGTATTTTTGTTTCTAGCATACTTCTCAAAATCAAAACGTGATACATTTGTCGTAGGCCACCCGTTTCCTTCCATTATGTTCACGCCTAGATTTCCTGCTGCCGTTGTTCCTTTTACCGTGTTGTCAAAAATAGATCTCTGCTTCCCATCCTTTATCGTGGAGTAACCGATACTCATTCCGAACGGTTTTATCTCTATGGCCGTATCGCCACCGTATGTAAACGGAGCGTCACTGACGAGCCTTCTTTCGTATGTATCATCCGTTCCTCCGTTGATTATCCAGAAAGGCTTGGTGTTTACAAGCATGATGTCACTTCCGTCATCTTCTACTAGTCCTTCTATATCGGGAGCGTAAGTTGAAGAACTAGTTATTACAATATTTGACGGGCTACCGTCAGCCATTTTGAAGAAATTGGTCTGGTCAAGGAATCCTACTACCTTACCGTCCTTTACCTTTGCCACACGGAACGAGTTGAGGATAGGATGTGATGACTTGAACTCTTCCTTTCCTATCCATGTCTGAAATACAGGGTCTATCTGTCCTCTTCTCATCTCCACTCCATACATATTACCCTGCTGCATCTTTATCTGTTCGAGAAGCGTTTTGTAGTCATTGGTGAAATCATTTGTGGATAACTCCTTACCGTCCACCTTGTCTACCTTCTTGTCTAGGGCTGTTTTCTGTGCGGTGGATACGGGCTTTTCGGCATCGGACGTATTGTCCACATTTGACAGACCTATATTGTCTTTCGTTATATTGACATTGCCCGTCCTGTAAGACTGTTCGGCATTACCTTTCACACCTATGACGGTATTCTTCTGTGCGCCTTTCTCTATCCCGTCAAGTTTATCTTTCAACTGGGTAGTAAAGTTATTGTCGGTATGCACATAGCTTTCGTCCTTTACCATGCCCTGTCTTATCTTGGACACCGTGACGGATTTGTTCTCTTTAGGGTCCCCCGTCACACATGGTATCATCTCTTCTCCCGTAGCGGTTTCAACGGGAGGCATCTGTGAAATTTTAAGATTATCTTCCATTTTTTTATTCCGTTAATATTAAACCATCGTTTTCAAGCAATATGCTGTATCCATTTTCAGTGATTACGGTATTCCGAAGAACCTCTAGCGTTATCCTTGAATCAGCAAACTTCCATGAATTGTCAGAAAACGGCATATACCCGTCTTTCTTTACAGACAGCGACATCGTGCTATTTGCCATACCCCGTACTTTTACTGTACCGTCAGACAACGTTTTGTATTGTACACCTCCCACCGTGACCGTTGCGTCCTGTATGGGTGAGCCTGATACGTCCACCACCGTTATCGTTACGATAGCCTTCGGTATATAGTAGTCAATCAAATCCTGCTCGGTGAATCCGTCATTCTGTTTGGTGGGAACGGAATCGAAACCGATGGAGTTGTAGAAAGCCAGGTTTGCAAAATAACCCAAATTATTATATGTAGAAAAGAAGGATGGTTTTCCAGTTCTTTCACTGTTAGCGCTACTATTTACTATTGTTATAATTGTTTTCTTTCCAAGAAGATTATCTGCAATAGTAGTTTCATTTAATACTCCATCAATATATGTTTTTCCATCAACATTACGAGCATTATAGGCTATTGTGTTAGCTCCAGTAAAAATTGAAAAATAACTAGATTGTATTTTATCATATCCAACTTTTCTTTGGTCATATAGAATTTGGGATAGCCTAAAATTATTACAAGTATAGAATAACATCTTCACCCCTTGTTGCAAGTTCTGCACCTGTCCGTAATCATCCACTCCGTCTGTCACTAGGGCGTTGGGATATTTAGGCAGGAACTCTATTGTTACGTCCATATCTCCTATATCCCCTGTAACTCCTATGGCGTTATACAATGAAGTGGTTCCTTCGGGATAGGTTAATGTCACCTCATGTTCCCCGTTGTCAAAGGTATAAAATCCGCCATTTCTGTTTACCAAACTAACTTGTCTGCCATCAGAAAGACCTGTAACCTTAAACTTATGCGTTGGGTTAGAGTTTGACGGAACTATATTTACCATGTTATCTGTGGTGGATAGTTTCTTAGTAATATGTATAACCCTGTTATCCGTAACAGTAACATTTGCTCTATCGGGTAGAATATTGGTACTAGAAATATCGTACCCACCCACACCGCTCATTGCCGCGAACAGGAAATTGTTAAGTTTCAGCGGTCTGTTGTTTCCGCTATGGTCTTGCAGGTATGGATTGGCTTTTAGTATCTCGTTTGTGGGAACGGATTGTTTTGTAGGTATTTCTTCTACCACAATATTACAATCCACGTCATTCACATTATCACCTGCCAAATAAAATCCGGGATATGACGTATTTGTTGTACTACTATTCTTGTGTTCAGGTATGTCATATTCTCCATCAGACGTTATCTGAATATTATCATATCCAATCCTTCCTTTAATAGTGAAACCTGTTGGCAATCCTGTTACACGTATTTTATAAGATTCTACATATTGTAACGGTTTTACAATTATTTGCCAAAATGCAATATTATTGTTATTTGTAGGTGTATGAGTTATCGTACACTTATTTATAGTATTATCATAAGTCAATTTTCCACCATTGTTAACGAAAGGATTTGCATAGGTAACGCCAGGAATATATGTATCCACAGGCTTTGACATATCATACCAAAACACCATGTGTTTTGGTATCCATTCTTCTATCACCTTGTTTATATCGGTCTTTCCTGTACCTGCCGATTTGACAAGCCCAAGTTTTCCTATGTTAAAAAAACCTATCTTTCTCATATCACGTCCGTTTTAACCCACTCATCAGATAAAAGCAGCTTCTCAAACTCTCTTGTGCCTGTGTCGTATGTATCGTAAGGGAAAGGGTGTTCCGTTCCGTCCTCAGGTAACGTCATAGGCATCACTTCCATAACCTTCTCGGTATGGATCATATAATACAGACCGTCTGTCGATCGTCTGAAAACGGACAGATCATCTTCCGAAAACATAATTTCGGCATCTATTTTTGGTACTATGGAAAACTGCATATTATGAATTTTATCTACTATCGCAAAGATAATTAAAAAATAGTTAAACGTATTGGTTGCATATGGATTTATGTCGTATATTTGCTGAAAATTTTAAAAAAAAATATACCGATGAATGTATTAAGCCTTTTCGATGGAATGTCGTGCGGACAAATAACACTTTCCGAACTTGGCATTCCTGTAGAAAAATATTATGCGTCCGAAGTGGACAAGTTTGCCATAAAGGCAACCATGCAGAACTTTCCTGACACCATACAGCTTGGTGATGTAAGAGAGTTGGATATTAGCTTGCTAGATAAGATAGACTTGATAATCGGAGGATCGCCATGCACTAATCTGTCCATGTCCGGCAAGAGAAAAGGGCTTTCAACGAAAGAAGGCATGGAGGTTTTAGACTTGCAAACGTATCTTGAATTGAAGGAGAACGGTTTTGAATTTGAAGGGCAATCCTATCTGTTTTGGGAATACATACGTATATACCACGAACTTATTAAGCGTGGTGACAATCCCAAATTCTTCCTTGAAAATGTGGAAATGGGAAAGAAATGGGAATCTGTGTTCAATGAAACAATGGGGAGGAAAGGAATACATATCAACTCCGCACTTGTATCGGCACAAAACAGAAGGCGCATATACTGGACGGATATCCATGACGATATTCCACAGCCGGAAGATAGGGGTATATTGTTAAGGGATATCCTTGAAGAAGAGGTTGATGAAAAATATTTCTTGTCTGACAAGATGATTGAATGCTTGAAGGGCAGGGTAAAGACGGAAAATGATCCGATATGTGTTGCGATGCGAGGGCGTGAATCAGCCTGCCTTACTCCAAAAAGAACCGAATATGGAAAACAGATAAGAAAGGAATATAAAGAGCAGAGAAAGAACATCCAACAGCTTGAACCCAGGGAAGATGGAAAAACCAATTGCCTTACAACAGTACAAAAGGATAATCTGATAGTTGTTTCGGGAACGATATGTGGATTTGGAGGGAGGCATTTCCGTGGAATAAAATCTGGTAAATCATGTACACTGCTGGCAAGGGCTAGAAATGATGGAAGCTCACAACCATGCGTTATAATTGGTACTCCTAATATTGCCGATATTACAATTCCAAACAAATATATAAAGAAAAATATACGCAGTATAGACGATAAGGCTCATACATTACTTGCTACATCACACAAGGGAGCAATGGCAAACGGTATGACGCTAGTTGATAACGGTAATTTTCGCATTCGTAGGCTTACCCCCACCGAGTGCGCACAACTTCAAACCGTTCCCGAATGGTATATATGGGATGGAATATCCGATACACAGCGTTACAAGATGCTTGGGAACGGATGGAACATAGAAACAATCAAACATATCTTTAAATATTTGAAAAAACAATGAATGTACTAAGTTTATGTGACGGGATAGCTTGTGGACGTATTGCACTAGAGAGAGCAGACATAAAGGTAGACAAGTATTACGCAAGCGAAATAAACGAACCGTCTATCAAGGTTGCACTGGATAATTATCCCGATATAATTGAATTGGGTGATATAAAAAATTGGAAAGAATGGGATATACAGTGGAAAGATATTGATTTATTGATTGGCGGAACACCATGCCAAGACTTTTCACAGTTAGGGAAGGAAAAACTGAACTTTGATGGGGAGCGTTCGGGATTATTCTTTGAATATGTCAACATATTGAACCGTATCAGACAATCCAATCATAATATAAAATTCCTGCTTGAAAACGTGAAGATGAAATCCGATTGGGCTGATTTGATTTCGTCACATCTTGGAGTAGACTATGTGTATATCAACAGTTCCGATTTCTCCGCGCAAATGAGAGCAAGATACTACTGGTGCAATTGGGAAATACCTGCATGGAAGGACAAGGGAATACTGTTCAAGGACATCATTACGGACGGGTATGTGGAGAAAGACAAATCATGGTGTATGCTTGAATCATGGAACAGGTTTGCCAAGAACCCCGAATCGTTGTTAAGAAGATATAAAAAATCACTCACACCGTTGATATTCAACTCACCCGACTGTAATCCCGAAAAAGGTTTCAGAACGCCCAATATTACGGAAGCGGAAAGATTGCAGACAGTTCCAGAAGGATACACAAAGTCAGTACAGCCACATATAGGGATGGGGCTTCTAGGAAATGGATGGACTGTAGATGTTGTTAGTCATATTTTTAAAGGACTTATATCATAAAAAAAGTCAGATAAGTGGATTTATTATGGAAATAAAGAATGGAATAATAATAGATGGTGTGTTGCATGAAATGAGCAAAACATTCAATGAAAATTTCGATTGCAGCGAATGTTCATTGTGTAAAGAATGCAAAGAGTGTAAGATGGAGCATGAATCATACCTGTGTAATGTGATGGGATGTTTCTGTTTTGTCAATCGTGGCAAAGTAACGGATATTAAAACAGAGGAGGAAAAGAAATGAAACAGACATTAGAAAAAGCGGCTCATTCTTTTGCTGAAAGCAGAAGCAGCGGAAGTATGTTTCCGGCATATTATATGGGGTTTATCGCTGGCGCAGAGTGGCAGAAAGAACAAGCTATCGAAGTTCTTTCCTCCGTTTTAGAGAATTGGGTACATGGCGGTGATGCAGACTGTATCATTGCGGAGTTTGAGGAAAAACTAATGAAAACGAAATAAACACTCCCCCTTGCTGGTAAACGGCAAGGGGGATGATTGTGCTTATAACCCAGGACCCATAGAAAGAAGCAATGTACTTCCCTTATATGCAGCACTGTTAAGGCTTACCCATACCCTTGCAGTTCCTGCATTAATCAGTTCCGATGATATTAATATTCTCACCTTCTTGTCAATGCTGGAATTGGCGGATACTTGGAAATCTTCTATTGTTTCTCTTGATTCACCTATAACCATAGGATCTTCAAATTTCTTACTTGCAAACCTAGACATACAACTATTATTACGGAAAGAAATAAGGCTACTCGAACCGTTTCTTACTCTTACGGTAACTTCAATATATCCCATAACGGATGGCATCACTCCACCAAGTATTGTTATGCTTACGTAAGAACCAACTATCTCTATATCTCTTTTACTTACCATTGGAACAGTGTATGCTATATGAGCAATATCGGAGTCATCCTGCTTCAATATAGCTGTACTAAGGAAAGGATAAACTTCCCAATCACCAGCAGTCATACCCCACGAGTTTACAGTAACCGTAGCGTATCCTGTTCCTATCTTCTTGTCGGCAGTAACACGCCTAGACATCTGACTGGTCTTGTGCTTAACGTAGACACCGAAATAGCAATCGGCTATCTCGGCAAAGTCACCCATGTTAAGAAAATCAGTATCATGCCCCTCCGATGGCATCATTATAGCCGCAGAACAGACAAAATTACTACTTGTAAACTGATTGGTAGCAGTATCCGGGCAGGAGAATCTACTTATCGGTGGACTGGCAAGATGGTTGTATCCGTTAAAGTCGGTAAGACGACATGGGAACCTACCACCTGTCGGTGCTGTATATTCCCATCCGTTCATGCTTCCATCTGCGTGTTTTGGCGCATCCCAGTATCCTGCCATTTGAAAAGGTTTGACACCACAGTTCCCATCCCATCCTTGCCACCATTTTTCATTTGGTCCAGGTGCAAGGCTTTCGTAACGTACAGGTTTGTACCGTGCCCACGGGTTTATTTTCCCGTGGGTGTTTGCGCACGCATACCCTAATTCATAACCATCACTAGTAGGACCGATGCCAAGAGTGGCGTAAACGTCACCAGCAAGGTTTATCGGGGCTGTAATCTTTCCATTAGAGTGACCCATGTTACTTTTCCTCCTGTTCTTTTACGGTAACATATCCCGAAACAAGCACAGTCTTTCCATGACAGTTAAGGATATCACAACAAATGTCACCTTTGATAACAATAGCATTACTAAAATCCCATCCATCTTTTTCGCTCATGGTATATATTATTCCACTTGCCCATTTATTACATTTCACATTACCTTCAATGTAAATGTCCACTTTTTTATTATTTTCTTCCATATCGCAAATATACTAATTAATTCCTAATCTCTTTTCCAATTCTCTTACTCTTTTCTTTAATCTTGTAACCTCATCATCGACTTCCTGCAAACCTTTCCACACAACGGGGATAAGTCTTTCATAATCTATGGTATAGTAGTCATTGAAAGCGTCTTTCACCCACTGACTATAACCGCCGGAAAGCAAATCCTGTGCGATAAGACCGTAATTCCAGTTATCATGGTTGAACACTTCGGAATTTTCCTTGGCAATAGCGTTCCAGTGATACTTCACACTCCGGAATTTACGGATAATACCCATAGCATCATAACCCTGAATATCGGTTTTCAACCTTATATCGGAAGAGGACGCTTTGGCGGTTATTGCTCCGGTTGCGATGATATTAGCACTACTTGTAATATTCTTTCTTGCATATATTCCTCCACTGGTTGATATTGCAGTAGCTGCACTAAAATCAGTATTATCTCCATTTTCAACATAAAATCTCTTTCCCCCGAACACTCTCACCCATGAACTGTCTTGCATATATATTCCACCACCATAATTCTGATGATACCACCCTGAATTTCCTGTGCTTCTGAACCAATCGCTGCATTGGATGGAACTTGGGAGTTTTAAATATACATTACTACCACCATTTACATTAACGCCAGCACCTGTATGGGAGGAATCATGGTCTTGTATATAGAATGTTCTGGCAGTAGTCCACACATCCGCACTAGAAGCCCTACTGTCAGCCAGCGTGGAAGCACCTCCAGCCGATACAGCCACAGACGTGTTGGATGTGGATTGCAATCCTCTCCATGCGGAAACGTTAGCACCGTTAGCCCAATATTGGTATTGTATGTACCCATTGTTGTATGAACCAATCTGGCGCACCTGCAATTCAAAATTGTTTGTTCCTACACGTACAAGACGGATATTATCCATTCCTTTTGCGAATGTAGGAAGATAAAGACGTGCTGAATTTGAAATATCTCCTACATTGCTGTCAGAAGCAGAAGGTCCACTTCTCATTTGGAAAATGGCACAGAAGTGATAACTTCTGACTTCATCCTGTGCATGATTTCCATAGGCGTACCATATCCTTCCCCAAACCGTTACTGACCTATACGGTCCGGCTCCCGATTCAGAACAAGCAAATATCTTTTTCCAATTATTATCAGTACCACCTAGAGCGAACTGTAATGAATAAGTAGCGGTGGAATTATAATTTCTAGGTATATCCATTATATGCCAATTATCCAACAAGTCCGCATTTAAATTGGTATTCAATGTAGTAGAAGAACATTGGTAAGGTGCGGTTCCTGTACCTACAGTGGATACAAATCTACTTGACTCGGCATAATTACCGATAGTTACCTTATTATCTTGCAAAACAATATTACATAATACATTATTGCTTGAATTTCTTGAATCAATCCAAGCATAGGTACTTCCACCGCCCAATACCAACCGTCTAGCCGAATCCCAGTTTGCAGCAAGATAACCATGATGAGATATAATAGTATTGAATACATCTAATGCCCCTCTTCTAACATCCAACCACATGGCATTGTTTCCTTGTGCCACAAACATTCCGCTAATAGTAGGATACCAACCTATTCCATTCCAAGAACCAAAACGTAAATTCGCATCGGTTGAAGAAGCTGTATCACCACCATCATGAATCCAATTACCCGAAGTTTTAACTACTCTTGTTCCATGAGGAAAATAAAATCCTTTGTTGGCATCCATCGCCAAATCCCCCGTCATGGTATCACCTGCTTTCTTTACGTAGCGTCCGTCAGAATAGCTGGCGTAGTTTACATTGTCAAGCAACATTCTCCAAGGTCTTTTATCAGTACCCCATCCGCTTCTATACTGGATGCCATTGGATGGGTCGTCACTGGATGATGACTTATGGTTCGAGTACAGGTCAAATCTTGAATGGCCTGATGACATGGAAACCACAGCCCCGTAATCATATTTTTTCAGAGTTACCCCATCTGGATAAGCACCGTGGAAATTAAGTATGCCTATTTGTGACCATAAGGTAGAAGCCCCATCACCACTAGCAACTCCATGACTTCTTAAAAACGAATTTTCATGAAATCCGTCAAGAAGGTCTGCATTAAGATTACCCACAACAGTGTTACTTGCCACAATAAATGGAGCAGTGCCACTTGCTACGATAGATTGTAACGGAATATAGCTTACAACCCTGCCCGGTGCTATGCTGAACAAGTTCCTCAAAACAGAGCTTGTACAAATACTCTCTACCGTACCTGATATTGGACTTGCATAAGTCTGGAATAAATGGGCGGCAGCAATATGTCTTATTCTGTCAGGTCCAGCACCACCTACGGTTGTGGCATCTGTATCACTGGGGCTTAAATCGTTTCCTTTAAACAGGACCAGCTCACCACTTTCCGTACCTCCCCAAATTCTTTCAGCAATGAACGTATGGCTATAACTGCCCGGTCCATCTCCCGTAGTTCCGTAGAAATATATGGCATTTGGGGAAGTACCGTTTCCTATCTTCAAATCACCGCTCATCGTTATGCTACCGACACCTGTCATATCTCCGCTTACATTAGCTGTACCGTTGAAAGGCTGTCCCCAAAGGGTACGGGAGGTGGCAAGAGCGTGAGCGGAACTAGCCCAGTTATAATATGCTGGAAGTTCTGAGCCACTATCTGACGGTATAGTAGTGTACCAAGTCCTATTGGATATGTTTGTGGTAATGCCACGTCTATTTAAGATTGATACTTGACAATCACTGTAATCATAAAAACGCCAAAACAGTCTTACTTTCTTGGTTGTAGTATTATAGAATAATCTCCACATTGTATTACCAAGTGAAATAGTGCTTCCGTAATAATTCAAAGACCCAATATAACTTGTACTCTCTTGATTCGTTGTATGAAATACAATACTTATCATACCTGTACCTGCGTGCCTACTATTTACTAGAAGTGTCATGCTGTTAATAGACCATCCACCCGTCACAGTACCCTCAAATACCAATCTGTACCCTTCATTATTTCCGTCACCGCCGGAAAGTGTTACATATTGGTTAACACCATCTGCCCGTAAAAATGAAGATTGATGATAACCGTCTAGTAAATCTGCATTTAAATTATTAACAAGCGTATTGCTTGAAACTATCAAAGGTGATACCCCTGTGGCGACAGTCGACATGAATCTCGGTGCTCTTACATCATTTGGAGTGACACGTAAAACCAGCTTGTTGTTATGGTCTACTACACCAAACCCTGCACTTTCCGTACTGCTGCCTCTAAGGTTTCCTATATACCAGTATGTGTCATACCAGTTGAACCTTAACCCGTTTCTTATAGAAGTTAACCCACCATCATCGTTCCTGATAACTCCGTTATCCTTGTAGATATTGGTAATATCACAATTTTCCACTCCCTTGAATACGATTGAGCCGGAAGAAGATGCGGAAGTAAGTGCTCCAGTCATAGTATCGCCAGCCTTTTTCACCCATCTACCGTCCAATACGGAAGTAGGGATATGACTTGCGTCTATGATTTTACTTGAATCAGCTTTTTTCAGTTCAGCCCACATAGCATCAGCGTCAAGTCCTCCCTGCCCAGCCATGTCATACAGTTTCTTTATCGTGTACGCATTAAACGTATTGTCAAGGTCTGAATCGGAGAAGGTTGTGCCGTCAGTAAGGTTTGCGAAGCTGTAAACGGTATTTACAACACCGCTACCACCACCGCTACCACCTGTTTTCACTCCAAGAGCAGATACCCAACCGTCCGAGTAGAATCCTACCGTATTTCCGTCTGTCCTATGTTTTACTCTCAGAGCCTTGTTTGCCGAATCGTAAACAAGTTGGGCATCTCCTATCTGTATATATTCGTTTGCTGTAAGTCGTGCTGCGGAAACGCCACCTGTGAATCCTGCCGAAACGCCATTGAGGTGTCCTTGTTTGTTTATTTGTATTACTCCTACATCTGACGTATCTCCATTAGGACGGAAATAAATCATACCCTCATTCCCATAGCTTGATATGACGGTATTGCCTGTCGTGTTACGGAAAACTGTATTTCCTCCATAAGACAGACCGATACCACTATTCATCAGAATATTCTTGGTGAAAGTTTTCTGCCCGGATATAGTCTGATTGGTAGTCAAGGTGACGGCATCAGTAATCCCGTACCCTGCCAGTGTGGTAGGATTATCACCGACTGTAACACGCCCGTAGGTGTCTACTGTAACTTTCGTATATGTACCAGCCTTCACCCCTGTGGTGGCTAGTGACAATGTGCGGTTTGCGGACAGGTTTCCACCTCCCGTAAGACCAGTTCCTGCGCTTATCGTTATGGTTTTGTCCGCTTTCAGTGCAAGAAGTTCGGCTAGGTTGTCGCTTTCCGTAAGACCGTCAAGGAATGCTTCAAGTTCCTTCCATTTGTTGATGATGTTATCGGCATCGCTTCCCTCTAGGAAGTTGTTCAGCTTATTGCTTAACTGTGTTACGGTATTATTCAGCGTACCCAAGTCCTGTTGTCTAGCGAATGTTTCCCCGAATACGGCAGTAATGGTTTTTCCGTCAGAACTAAGTGCCATGTCTGTTACGGCATTTCCACTCCCCGACTGGGTGATGTTCTTTATACCACCACCTTCCTTCGCCATTTTCCAAATCTCGTTTATCGTGTACGCATTAAACGTATTGTCAAGGTCTGAATCGGAGAAGGTTGTGCCGAGATTGGAAAAACCATATACGTTTTTCACAAGTCCGTCACCACCGCTTCCTCCGCTTCCTCCGGGAGATACGCCCAAAGCGGAAATCCATCCTCTGGTATAGAAGCCTATTTCCGTACTTCCATCTATATGCTCAAATGTGACTGCCTTGTTTACGGAATCATATATAATCTTTATATCGCCAACCTGCAACGCCTGTGTTTTCACCGTGCCGCTTATGTTGGCATCTACAGCATAAATATTCTCCCATCTCTTCGATTCAAGACCAAGTGTGGATGCGTTGTTCACGCTAGGAACTACATTTGCCGTAGACAACTGACCAGTAAATATCTTGCTTGCAGTAACTGTCTGTTCCGTATCAAGCGTTACAAATTTATTGTCAGGAATATGGGATATGTGAATTTTCTTTGTCGGATCATCCTTTCCCAACTCCTGCCACAATTTGTCCGTATTCATTCCGCCTTCCTTGGCTAGCTTCCATATCTCGTTGATGGTATATGCGTTGAATGTATTGCTAAGGTTGGAATCGTCAAACGTCTTACCTAAATCGGCAAATCCGTACACGGCCTTAATCAGTCCGCCTTCACCACCTCCCGGTTCTCCGCTACCACTCTGTGCGCCCAACGCTGATATCCATTGGTTTGTATAGAACGCTGACTTGCATCGTAACGCTTGGTTTACTTCATCCCATTCAAACCATCCGTTGAACTTCTGAAACGATGCAATAAGGTCATTAAGTAGCTGTTCAGAGAAAATATTTGTTCCGCTTCCCGTACCACTTCCACCTAATGTTACATTTGTCGTATTCTGTGTTGAAGCGGTCTGATTCTCCTGTGCCAGCCGTTCATAGAAAGACAGTATCTTTCTTCTTGCAATGGTGCATGAATATGACGGGAACATATTCTCCTTGGAATATTTAATTTCCAAAGACTGTATCTGCAACTGCATATCCACTATCTGACCGTTATCAGAAAAATCGAACACGCCTATTCCATCATCCCTTACCTTTAGCATATTTCCTTCTATGAAGTCAATGAAAAGGTTAGGATGCTCTGCGACAAATCCGCTAGATATGTCAAGTGAAACGGTTCGGTTCTCATGGTCATATCTTGACAGGTAGTCAAGAGCCGCCTTTTCAAGCGTGTTCTCAGCCATTGTCACATAAGATTCGGGCATGACGATATTCAGAATGACAAACTCCGTTCCTGCTGCAATTGAAGGAGATTTACCATCTGTGTAAAGGGGAAGTTTGGCATTGTCGCTATCTGTTCTGTAACATGATATTTTATATCGTGCCCCCTTGTTGAACATGGCAACATCCTCTTCCGTTTCTCCCGTATCACCGTTCACCTCACCGTAAAGAGGAATAATACCGTTTTTGTTTATCTTAAATTCCGTGCCTGTATAAGTTCCTGTACGCATACTGAACACCGCATCCGTCACAGAAGCGTATTTGTAATAGAACCTGTCCTGTGAACCGTCCTGATTACCGAAATGTATGTTGCAGGTCATTTCCTCACTAAAGCCTATCTTACAGCTTCCGGCAGGAACATCTGAATCAAACGTGAACTCAACACGTATGGTGACTGTCGTATTCTGACCTTTTTCTATATATCCTACAAGAGAGGTCTTGTCGTAAGGTATTTCAAGCATACCAGTAGCACCTTCCTCTCCGATAACAACCTCTTTCAAAGGAGAAGCCTGACCCAATACACGGTTTAAAACCATACGTAGGTTAATCTTCACCTTTTTCCCTACAGCATCACTTCCTATAGGTAATATGCTGAAAAGCATCTTTCCTGAGAATGATGCAGTAACCTTTACAGGCTGGCCATAATATGCCCTTGTACCATATATATCAAAACGCTCGAAATCCCTGTACTTGTCAAACATAGCATGGGGCTTGTACTGGGGCTGCACGTTGTCATTTATCTTGTCGGATGAATCACCGTCCTCATATACCTTGTACCCTAGGTTGAATCCGGGAGAGGTCATATAAATGAAGAAACTATCACTATCATCACTCTTTATAGGAGTAGACCCGATAATCTTATCTATCCGTGTAGATGCGCTAGCACCCTCACCTGCCACCTTTCCCGATTGAGGGTCTGGTTCTCCGTCAGACTTGTATGTATCCCATTCTGGAAGTCCTGACGGGTACAGATCACCAAGTTTTTTCCCTCTGATGGAAGGATATATCCCACTGAACGTGTTTGATATGGTTTTCCCTCTTACACCATAGTTCTTCAATCCGTATTCGCTGTCAATATAATATCTTATATTCCCGTCAGAATCATTCGGAAGAAGGATGTACGGGCAATAGCGTGATTCATCGGCAGGCTTAGCGTCTTTCTTGTATTCAGGCGGAACGTTTCTGCTTCCACCTTGTGGTATGATTCGGGTTATGACAGGTGTGCTTGTATCTACGGAAGAGGAAACTTTTACAGCACCCCCACCGTCACCCTGCTTGAATGTCCAGTTTACGGACGGTCTTGTCTTGTCCGTAATGGTTATTATCCCACCGTTTGCTGTGGTTGAGAAGTAATAATTGAGATAAAACTTGTCATAGAAGTTCTTCAATGCTTCAAACAGGTTGGTGCCATCGGTTATATCAATCATATCCTCCGTCAGTTCGCCTTCTGCATCCACATTAAGCGTCCATGTACCAATGCCTGTATATCCTGCACCCAATGACGCATTGTAAGATTCTATATTTGCTTCGATGCGTGCGGCAAGCTGCTTTGCGTCACCCCAGAACTGGAACAGACCGCCATGAGTGTATCTTATCTTATTTATTTCCCCACCTGTTCCGCTTACTATGTCAAGAAACGCTACATTCTGCAAAAGCACCTCCTTACCGTAAAATAGAAGGGAGTATTTGTATTTCCCTGCTTCGTTAAGATTATCTCCCGATGGGGCTTGGTACAGGATGAATGTATTACCGTTATATACGACTGTATCGTATTCCGATTCACTCTTTGAGTTGTATGCCTTGAACTCTATCGGAACAACGGAAACGACTTCACAAGTCAATTTTCTCACTTCCTGCAAAGACGGGCTGTATGAAAAATCAGCACTCTCCGCAATAACCCTATTTCCTCTTTTAATCTGTAAAATCATTGGTCTTTAAAGCGTTGGTTGGTCAATACTGAAATTTAACGAAAATGTATAGGCGGATACAAGTCGGTCCGGGTTCTGCAAGTCCTGAACGTCCTGATAACTCAGCTTTGCACCTGTTTCAAATCCAGTGCATCTTATCACTTGCTTTGCCGATTCACCCCATACATCATTCCATATGGAAAATGAAGATGAACCGTAAGGCGTACCGGGAGTGGCAGGTATCACATTGGTTATATATGAATAGAACGAACGGATATTCGTCTTTACCGTTTCCACATCTCCCAAAGCGGCAAATGTTATGCTTCCTTCCGTTGGCTGGTAAACAGGCGTGACAGGTTCGTACACCTTCTGACCGTTCTTGTCATACCATTTTTCGGCATAGGCTTCCTTTCTTGTCGGCAAATCCCATAATCCCTTGCTTTCAAGTATATACAGCCTGTATGTGGCATACAAATCCTTTGCCGTATCGCTTCCTTTCTTTATAAAATATTTAGATATAGCCATTCGTGTACATTGTTTATTAGTGCAAAAATAACAAAAATAGTCTTAGAAACCATCTAGTTTTAAAAAATATTTTTCTATATTTGCATCACAATCGGTGCTTTGGATGAGTGGTTTAGTCAACGGTCTGCAAAACCGACAACAGCGGTTCGATTCCGCTAAGCACCTCAAGTGATTGGATTTTTTTTGTTCATAATCAATCTCAAACGCCCTGCCGACTGTGAAGCTAGCAGGGCGTTTATTTTAGTCAATTATAACTTTTATCGCATTTCCGCCTGACCTTGGGGCAATGGAAACGACACTTAGAAGTGCTGTCTTTATCGCCATAGTTGCGGCAAGCTGCTGGGTGAGAACCTCCAACTGTGACTGCTGTATTGCTGTCATGTTCGTTCCTCCCGTTCCTGCCGAACCACCGTTTAACGATACCAACTGACGGAGTAGATCGCTTTGGACAACCATTTCGTATCTCATTCCGTTAAGATAACCCAATGCCTGGTTGAATGTATTCTCGTCAACTCCTGCAATGGCATTGGACAGACCTTCCGCATTTTCCTCTGTTTCGGTAAGCATTCCGCCTAGTGCATTGTTTATCTCATTGACTACACCTCCAGCTTCCGCAAAGGCTGATTCCAATGAACCCATTACATTTCCTAGTATTATAAGTTCATCCTTGTCTATCTTGTTGTCTGCAAACATACCACCTTTACCGTCTGCTCCGAACAATGTGGTCTGTACCTGTTGCATTGCCTTTTCTATGTACTGTTGCTGTACCCAACTCTTAACAACATCTCTCATGACGTCTGCCACAGTATCCTTGTATGCCTTGGCTGCATCTTCCCCTTTCAGCCATGCTTCGACAAGAGCGTCACCTATCTGGCTAGCCCAGTCTTTCAAGTCAATGCTGTACAATTCACTTGCAAGCGTTTCTGTATAATATCTTATCTCATACTCCAATTCTTTTATTGTCTGTTTGTAATCTTCTACTTTTTCTCTATCTGACTTTTTCTTATCTTCTTCGGCAGCAAGAATATCCTTTTGAATCTGCAACTGTTCTTTTAAGTTGGAAACCTGTTGGGATGTCACCTCATCAAGTCTTGCCGGGTCTATAATGTGCTCAAATTCCTTTTCAAGCATATTATAGATATTGGTCAACTTCTTTGATTCAAATTCAAGATTCTCTATATGTTTTTGAAGCCTTTTGTCATGCTGCCTGTTAAACGTAGCGATAACATCAAGCGGCATGGATATAGCCGAGCCTATCGCACCTGCAAGATCACCGCTTTTGAATGAATCCCATGATTTCTTCACTCCTTCATTCATAACGCCCATAGCTTCCGAGAACTGGTTCATCTCGCGCATGAAACCACTGTCAGTATCCTTACCCATAGAATCCATAAGGTTGGACACGGATGCGATTATCTGCTGCATGGCTTTTATGGCATTGTATATGTTGGTTATGATAAAGTCAATAAGATTCACCGTCTGCAAAGCGTTCTGTGCGGCAGCCATCATTCCTTTACCAGTCTTGACAGCTTCCTGTCCGCTCTTATATCTTGATTCGGCTTCCGACTTGGCACTCAACGCAGCGTTGGCAGCTTCTTCATCACCATTCTTCATCGCGTCCTCGTATGCCTTGGAAGCATTTTCGATGTCAGCCATAGCCTGTTGCATATCATTCATGCCTGCCATCATCTTTGACTTTCCTGCATCGTAACGCTTGTTATACAGACCTTCAATACCTTCTTTCATGTACGTCTGCAAGTCAGACTGGTTATTCTTCATCATCTTCTCTATCTGCTTGTCCACACGTTCAAGTTCTTTCATGTATTCCTTTGCGCTGATAGCACCGGATCTAAATGCGCTGTTGAGCATTTCCCTTACCTTGTCAGCTACAGTATTTGCAGCTTCCATAGACATCGCTTCAACAGCACCGAAGAAGTTCTGATAGTCTGTGGTCAGCTTGAACAAGTCCATCTCTTCGCTTTTCTGCAAGGCGGAAGATAAGGATGTGTTGCCCATACCCTTTGCCGTTTCAATCCTTTGACGGTACTTCTCTCTAATAATATCAATCTGTGTATAGTAGTCACCATATTTTTCAAGGTCATTAGCATATTGCTTTGCCATCTCACCAAAGTAGCCTTTCCATGCGTCAATCATTCCTTGTATAACCTCTTTCTGATCTTCTCCGATATTCTTATTCCCCTTAATTGCCTCCTGTATCTGATTTATATACTGGTTCATTGAGGTAAATGAAGAGGTGTCGGGCACAACAGAAACGCCAAGGTCAAGATTCATTCCTGCCAATGCGGATTGCAGATTATTATATATACCTGCCGCAAAACTTTCAGCCATAGTGGATGTGTCACCACTAAACTGAACCGCAAGGTCTAAGGCAAGTTCGGAATCACCCGTTATCCCAAGTATGTCACTGTAAAAGTCATACTTGTTCCTGTATCTGTCAAACTCATCCGTAATTCTTTTCATTACCTTCTTGGCTGCATTAACATAAATTTCAGAGGACAATTCGGCTGCTTTCCTTGCATTTTTAACAGCATCCTGTGGAACACGTGTTTCCAATTCCTTTGCAGCCTTGTTATAATTGTCAACAATAGCCTGTTTGTCATATACAAGGTCTACACCAAGTTTTAACGCCTGTGAACCATATATGGCTTCAATCTGCTTTTTAGCTTCCTCTTTTCCTATGTTAATGCTCAAATCCTTGAACTTGGAATAGGCGGATTCAAGCAATGACAACCTGTTTTTCCAAAGGTCAGCAAGAGGATCTCTTTTTTGTGCTTCCTTCTTCTGTTTTTCTAGTTCAAGATTAAATTGTTTTGCTGTTCCTGTAGCTTTCGACATCGCTTCATTGGCAGCGTTAATCTCATATACCGTCTGTTGTACTTGCTCGGCTTCATAAGGGCTTACAATTCCTGTAATTTGATACTCATCTCCAAGTTTCTTGACCTTTCCTTGGCTAACATACATATCAATGGTACGCTGTAAATTTTCTATTGAACTTTTGGCGTCCTTATATTCCTGTTTTACCGATTTAAAGTAATCCTCCATAGATTTCACATCGGCAGCCTTTATAGCAATAGTCCATTTATGCCCTGTAATTTCGTCAAGAGATTTTTTCCATCCCGTCAAACCTTCTTGTGCTTCCTTATCGTCAAGTTCTATTTTAACAGCATATTTTTTGTCAATAAATTCATTAAACAATTTTTTAGCATTCTCCCCAAGTTCGCTAGTTGTGGCAAAATTTTCAGATTGAATCCTTATAAAGTCCTTCTGAGCATCATTTAATTTATTTACATCAATACCTACAAATACTTTTTTCAGTTCTTTCTCAAGGCTGTTTGCAAAAACATTAAATGATTTTTCAAGTTCTTCAGTTTCACCCATTATGCCCATCCTCAATTTCTCATACTCCTTCAACAATTCCTCACTGTCAAAATGGGTTTTGTTCTTGAATATTTCAAATGTCCGTGCATCTCCTGACGTTTCAGCCAAAGAACGTATCTTCTCTACAATAGTAGCCGCCGAAGCCCCTTTGTTTATCAGTTCGGTAAGTTCGTTTCTCCATTCCTTAGTACCCTTACCCATATTTATAATCTCCTTGGATGCCTGTACTATCTGCCCACGAAACTCTTCTATATCCTTACTTGCCGAAGTGAGTTTTACAGACGATTTCTCGTAATCTTTAAGCATATCAGAGAATGAATCGCCAAATACTCCCGTAGATGTTGCCTTATCCGCCTTGAACATTATATCCGCATTTTCAGCAGCACGTTTATAAACCTGCTCTAGTTCCGATGCTGACTTTTGCAGATATTCCACACGAGATCTCTGATCATCTATTTTCTTACTGTTTTGTACTATATATTGCCCCATATTGCCATATTTAGACAATATTCCAGTCAGTGTTTCTTCATACGTCTGCAACTGTTTCGTGTCAAGCTGTTCAAGGTTTTCCGGGGTGAGTTTGTCGAAGTTTATCTTGTCAAGGTCTTTTTGCAAGTCACTGTATGATTCGCGGAAAGACTTTGCACTGTCTTTTATCTTCTGGTTGAACTCTTCCGAACGTGCAGACATCACATAAAACGCTTCCGCTACAAGACCTGCAACGGTAAGTATTGTCATAAGCGGATTAGCCTTTATCGTAAGCCACAATGTTTTCAATGAATTTGTCAATCCGAATGTTGCCAGTTTGAATCTGTTCATCAACATTGTCGTTTTTGTCATAGACAACATTCTTGCAGCTTCCGCACCTGTCAGTTTAAGTTCTGTTACAAGAAGGTGACGTTCAGCCTGTGTCAACATATTGGTGGCAAGAATACGTTTAGCCATCTCTGCCGACATCTTTCCCGAATTAACGGCAGCAGCTATCTCTACGGCAGACAGCTTTGATGCTGTCGCTATCTTCCATCTCTCGGCAGTAGTGAGCGTTCTGTACATCGCAGCCTGTTTAAGCAATTGGGCTTCCCGTAATTTCTCAGCCTTAATTGCATTAGTTGTTGCGACAACTTCTTTTCCCAGCATAGCCGTTCTAGCTAGCTGTAATCCTTTCAACGCGGCATATCCTACAGCAACGCCCTCTATTGCTTTAGAGAAGTATCTCCAGTTGTTCATTGCATCAGTTATGCTTCCAACGATACCTTTCAGAACGGAATCATTCGCCTCGCCTATATCATTCATCATAATCTTGTATGAATCGGCTAGGTTGCTTACCATACCTTTCAAAGATGCGGCTTGTATTTCCTGCATCTTGTAGAACATACCACCATCTTCCGTCATTGTGGTAAACATCTCCCGAATATACTCAAAAGGAATCTGACGTGTTGATATGGCGTTGAACACATCATCAGTAGTTTGGGCTACACCTCTTACTTCTTCCAGTTTTTTTCTTAATGCGTCCAATGCAGGAATACCAGCTTCTGTCAACTGACGTAATTCCTGTCCCCTTAACACACCTGCGCTTCTTATCTGTCCATAAGCTAGAATAATACGCCCCATATCAACACCAAGACCTGCGGAAACGTCCGCAAGGCTTTTCATTGTACCGTACAATTCATTGACAGGTATCTGAAATGCAGCAAGCTGTTTGGTATATCCAACCAAATCACTGAACTGGAAAGGAGATATTACAGCAAGCCCCTTAATCTGACTGAATATCTGGTCAGCCCGTCTTGCATCTTGTATGATGGCACGTAATGATACCTGTTGCAACTCGAACTCTCCACGGATAGCAACAAGTTCCTGAAACATATCTCTGAAAAAGTAGAATCCTGCATAAGTTTTTATCGTATTGACAAACTCACGCATCATTCTGCTCTGCTTTGTCAGTTCCTCGGTAAATTCCTTTGAACTTGCGGCATTTTTCTGATTGGTCTGCTGCATCTTTGTTCCATAGGATGTAGCTTCGTTTACAAACTTGTTGTGTTCCTGTATCTTCCTGTTTAGAAGAGTAAGGGTACGGTTATAGTTTGCATCAGTCGTATTAAGTGCATTACGCCTGTTTGTCAATTCAGAAATAAGATTGTTAGCCTGATTGATAGACGTAGGATTGATATTAAGCAATTCATTTGTTGATGTTTTTCTTAAAGATGATTGCAACTTCTCCAATCTGCCTTGCAATTTCTGAATAAGAGCGTCAGCCTTTGTTATCTGATTGCTGTTTAAAGGAACTTCAACCTTAAATTTATTCAATAGTTCAAGGCGTTTCTGTATAGCGGCAATCTTCCTGTTTAAGTCCTCTGCACTTCCCTCCGGCATACCAAGGGCAAGACCTGACTGACCGGAAAGGTATTGAAGATACTTCTGATTAGTCTGCTGCATCTTCTTATTTGCCTGTTCCTGTTTTGTAGCTTGCTTTTCCATCTCCTTCGTCCGTGCAATTTCCATCTCGTATTGCTGGCGTAGAAGATTAAGTTCTCTTTCATCGGAAATAGACAATTTAGGCGCACTGTTAGCTGTAAGGGAATATGCGGTTTTCAATCTGTTCAATTCAGCAACAAGATCATCTATCGCTTTCTTTTGACTTTCAAGATTGGCTTTTCTTGTAGCCATCCCCTTATCTCCGCCTGCATTGCCTAGGTTACGGTAAGTCTTTTCTAGCTTGTCATACTCCCTTGTCGCTTCGACAATCTTGTTTGACAATTCTTCCATCTGAACAAGTATATCCATTTTCTTGTTCGACTTTCCTTTCCCTACCTTGGATGCGTTTTCATTAGCTTTATTTATCTTTTCTACAACCTCGCTAAGTTCTGCGTTCATTTTACCTATATCAGTCAACATAGGCTTAAAGGACATCTCCTGGTTAAAGGTGTCCTGTAGTTTCTTCTGTATATCCTTTATCTGTTTGTCAAGACCTGAATCATCTAGACCGATCTTAAACTTTAATGCTCCTAAATCAATATCAGCCATACTAATAAACTTTAATTATGGCAAAAATAACAAAAAATAAGCATAATTATATGATTGATAACAAGTAAAAATATATTAGCATTTTTTAACATATTAAAAATAGTAAATAAAGCCAATTATACTATCTTTGCATTGACTAATTTTTATAACTATGGCTGTAGAAGAAAACAAAGTAACGCTAGTAGGCGTAAATAGTGCTAGTGTCATGTTCAGTAATGATGCTAATGCTGAAAAACAGTATAAAGTAAAAGCAAATGTAAACGTATCAGATGGCACTAACATCAATTCATTTGATAGCGGAGTAGTGAAATCTCTTGAGTCGGAAAATATGTTAGCGACTTTTTATTTCAATCAGGGGGGAGGTATAAATATAAACTACAATGACCACCCGGAACTGGATACCCAGATCGCTGTAATTACCATTATCAACTCCTTTGTTACCGATGTAAAAAGCTACATCAATCAAAAAGGAATATCAACAATTTCGCTTTAAAAGAAGAAGATATGACAAACCAAGAAATGTTTTTAAAGAGATTAACTCTCTTGAATATCCCCTTATCACTAGAAGGGAAGGAACTTCCATCAGAACTGAAAGCAAAAATCATGCTTATGCGTGTCGCTTACGACAAAGCTGCAAAAGCATTCGATGATGATATGCAACAGGTTCTTAAAGAAATAAAGAAGGAAGGATATGACGAGCGCGCACAGAAAATCAATCGCATGAAAGAGATTGACGGTAAGGAAGATGCGACAAAAGAGGAAAAGAAAGAAGCGGATGAAATCAGAAAGACAGAAGAAGATTTCAACAAGGAAACAGAAGAGTTGAACAAGGCATACTCCGAAGCATACCAAGAGAAAATGAAAGAGGAATGTGATATGAAGCCTAGAAAATTCGCTTTTGAAGGATTCGCTAAAATCATTGAACTTATTGGTACTGACGGTGCAATCAAAGTGAAATGGAACTCTCCCGAAGCATTGGAAATACCGAAGGAGGAATTTATCTCGCTTATCGCAACAAATCTTGTCGATGAATAAGCCGTTTTCTATATTGCTATTTTTTTTGTTACTGTCGTGTTCTTGTTCACGCAAGCTACTTCCATCTTCGACAAATACAACTATAGTAGACCATAACACGACAGTAACGGAAAGAGTAGTATGGCAATCAAAAATAATAACTCTTCCAACAGAACACATACAACATACAACATTTGAAGATAGTTCACACTTGGAAACATCATTAGCCATATCAGACGCTAAAATAATGTCGGATGGTAGACTTTTTCATAGTTTGAAAAACAAGAAAGACTTTTTACAAGACAGTATTCCATCTTTGGAAAAAGAAACGGTAGTGACGAAAGATTCGACAATAACCGTAGAGAAAATTGTAGAAGTAAAGGTAGAAAAGGAATTGTCTAAATGGCAAAAAACACTAATCAATCTTGGATACATAGGTATCGGTTTCATATTGTTTTCAGGTTACAAAATAGCCCGAAAGTTCGTGTAACTTTCGGGCTTATTTTATTTATCTGTGTCAATTTGTCCCTTAATGCTTTTTTTTAAATATTTCGCAACACTATCCATTACACACTCAACACACCAACCTATAAGGTATGCAAAATGCTCATCCTGCCCATTTTGATACCCCATTGCTATATCACAATAATCAAATACATTACATACAAAATGATATGATTCATGAGCAACAGTTCTCACCCCTATACCATCGTTGGATAAACAAATAAGTACACCTAAATGGTTTGTACTTTTTTCCCTTACAAAAATAGTCATGCCATTACAGCTCTTAATTTCATCTTTGGATGTATCTATCGGGTCATGATTAAGTTTGGTGAATTTTCTATATATTTTTCCCCATTGGTCATCCCCCACTGCAACATACAGTTTAAGGGGATATATTTTAGGATCGTATTTTGTTATCATCGCAAAACATCTTTTAGTAATATATCGGGATGCTCTTCTTTAGGTTTAGATTCTTTGAATCTATATATAAAGCCACTTGCATCCTTATTGGCTTCCTCATATAAATCTTCTGTAAGAGAAGCCTTATACAACTTAACTTTCTCTTCAAAATGATAATCAAGTTTAGGCTGGTCCATTATTACTGCCTGTATATAACTCCATGAATACTTCCATAGCAAAGCCCAGTCCTTGATTATCATCAATCCTCCGAATAGCCTTAAATCTCCTCTGAATTGGGGGAAATCTTTTTGGATAGATCCTCGTGAGCCGATTTTGCATCGAGAGATAATTTCATGGCATCCTTCTTGCTTAATGTCGCTGTCGTATCTATCAAGAACGCTAAACGGATTGTATTTGTAAAAAAATCACTTACATTAGCCCCCTCCACGATGGCCTCTATCAACGGAGTTAGTTCCTTATGGTCATAGTGCCTGCTTAACCACCAAGCGTATATACGTCTTGCAAAAGGAATTACCTCAAAAAACCAATAGTTATTCAATACTCCTGCCGCTGCAACTTTGTACGGAATAGATGCGTCATTTTTCATAATTGCAATCATTTCCTTTTTTGCTGTATCTGGATTGATAATATCACGTATCAGCAGCTTATCCACAATATAGTCATATGCACCCAGTCTAAGACCACGCACCTTGAATTTCTTATTGCCAACCATAACCTCTTTGTATTTATGAGTGGCAAACTTCTGCATCTTTATCTGATCATCTAAGTCAGGTTGTTTCCAGTTGAATATTCCCATTTTTCTTAAACTAACTTGAACGGTTTAATCATTAATTTTCCTTTCACATCTACCTTCGATATGTTCTTTGGAGTATTTGTATAAACGAACACCCTTGTATATTTAGACGATACAATATCAAGTTTGGCATCGTCAATCAAAGAAACATGAACTATGCTGTTATCAAGCGCAACAAGGCTTACATGGCTGTTATCCTTGACATACATCTCTCCTATACCGAAATCGTTGAATGTGACAACACAATCACACGAGCCGTTAAAAATAGACCATTTAGGATTGCTTATGAACAGGTTTGTATCATCAACGAAGATATTAAACTTCTCCCTAACTCCTGCAAATTCCTTTTTGATTATTTCATTTGACGGGTATCTGTTTAACAGGCAGAAATCAATACCTCTGATATACTTTTCACATAATTCATATTTATCAGGTTCACCCCATCCATTTGTCCACTCTTTACACAGTCCAAGGCTTATAGCCTTTTGCTTCAATTTTTCAGATAATTCCTTATCATTCATTATGTTTCTTTTTATGGCAAAAATACAATAAAAGTTAATACCAATAAAAAAGTAACAGTTAAAAAACAATAAAAGCCGGACAGAAATGCCCGGCTAATTTATAACTCATCTGTATCAACCAATAGAACTTGAATTGTCAAGTTCGAGAACCATCATGGTTTTCAGATACTGAGTATTAACTTCCAATGCTGTTACAGTAACGGAGAAACCAAGGTATCCTGCGTTACTTGGAGCACCTGTGAAGCTGACAGCCCATGATGCCTTCGGGAAGAAGATCATACGGTCACCAGTACCGTTGATAATACCGATAGGACGTACAAACTGCTTGAATGAGCTTGCACCAAACGCTTTCAGTTTCTGAGAAGCTCCCTTGCCGAAAACATCCGCAGTGTCAGTCAAACTATCCAATTCCAACTCAGCCTTTGCTTCATTTCCTTGCGTAAAGAAAGCGAAAGCAGCTTTTGATGTAGACATACCTGTAAAGGTAAATGCCATAGTACCCGGTGTGATATTTTGGAATACGGTAGCACCCTGTTCGTTCTTTGTTTCAGAAGTGTCAGCATCAGTACCAGCAGATTCCGTAGTACCAGACTCAATATTTGGAAGAATCTTCGGATTCCTAAAACTTGAATATTGAGTACTATCGGTGATTTCAATCGCATCAAATGTCAAAGCAGCCGACTGCCCGTTCAAGTAAGCAGGGCTAGTGTCTAAATTTACTCGTGCCATTCTATTTTCTGTATTTAAAAAATTATTACTAATTGATGAAAACGTATCTGCCGATGCGCCTCCACTGTTTTTTCTCACGTTTTTCATGCGGCTAATCCTTTAAAATATCAACATTTAACAGGACGGACATATAATAGAACCCAACCCCGTCAAACATCGGTGGTAAAACATTAAATATTTTAAAATGAAGCTGCACAGTCTTTTGTGGGAACAGTTCTACCATTTTCTCACTCAACGCATCCATAACAGACGGATATATGTTTCCTGGGAGTGCCCTTACAAACAAAGATACCGTAGCTATTGTTTCACCTTTCCCAAAGTGACCATAAGGTCCACTTTCTGTATTGCTGACGATTCGTGCATTGTTATTAACGACAATAAAACTTGTTACCTTATCATCAACATTTGCAGGACGCTGTACCTTATATACATCGTCAGCAATCTTCTTGTCCAATACAATATTGTACAAGGTGGTGTTTATTGTTGAAGGATTAAAGTAGCCCATAACTTCACTTAAAATACTTGTTTAACATATTAGCTGCAATTTTCTTAAAAACCACAGTATATTTCCCTCCTTTTAAATCTGTCTTTGTTTTAAGCCAAGAATCCGTAAGGACATTTAGTAAATGGTAATTCTCTACATACTTTGCATAAAACATGACAGCAGCAACAACTAGTTCATATTTATCTGAGCCATCGGATTTGTAACTGTTGAAGAAATCTTCGGCAAGTTCACGCCCCCAATACTCTACATTGTTACGTTTCCTAGGCTCATTTGCAACTTTCGTTGCATTTGCCCACACAATCTTCTTTAGGACCCCATCTTTGTAAATGCCACATCCATAACTATCTTCAAGATTGAAAGTCTGATTGGTAAATCCCTCCATGTCTTTTATATCATCCATGATATTCGTGGCGATATCTTCCATGAACTGCATTATAGAAGCATCCAAGGCAAGCTGGACATTACTACCAAACTCTTTCAATACTTTATCGTTGTTATTTGCCTGCATTTTTTGTACTTGTCTTTCTTGTTACTGGTTTACTCAGTTTATCAATCTGCTTTTTTAGCAAATCTCGATCAGCTTTAGCGCATTTCAGTTCCGTTTTAATATCATTCATCTCATTATAAAGCTCCTGTATCTTCTGATAAGCATCATGAAGAGATTGCTGATAACTCAAAATTTCCTCTTGCGCCTTCTTCAACTGAGCACCCTGAATAGCAAACCCCTTTTCAAGATTGTCCAAGGTAGAAGAATCAATTTCAGTTTCCATCTTTTCCTTCTTCTGCTTAAACATTAACATTGAAGTTAGAAGGGTTATGCCATTTGTACCCAACAAAGCAAGTATTATTTCCGTCCAATTGATTGTCATAGTATTCTAGTTTTCTATTTGGTTAAAGTATATCACCGTACCAAATTCCATATTGTTAAATGGAGGTTTCTTTATCTCACGCCAACTATTGCTGTTGTCCGAAAACGGATGGTTGAAATTCTGCCAATCCAACAGACATCCAGAAGGTATGGTTACATCGTTATCTTCTAGGTAGGCGGCATATTCGGATTTGTCAACATCATTCGTTTCCGAACCTGTATCCTTTTCCTGTATATTTGCCCTTCCTTCGTATATCATCTCCCAATATGGGGTAGTCTGATATTTATCCGAACTGTTCTTGTTCTGGTAAATTCTAACCATATCAGGAAACATATCCTCACCTAAAATACTCTTTCCCATACTACCATCTTAATCTAGTTATTTCAACATCTGTTCCAACATCCAAATTCAAACCCCATTTGGCGTATAAATCCTTTGCGCGTTGTTCCAATCTTTTCTTGTCATTGATAGAAATAGTCTTGCTTGTGTCAGTAATTGACCAGTTACCTGCCTTTTTCGTCTTTCCCTGTATGGTTGAAGGAGCAGTACAAACAATGAGCAACAAATCGGCATAAGCCAAATCCTTCTTCATTTCAGACGTTTCACGGCTGTCATCAGACAAACGGAATCCCCATTTCTGGGCAACACTGATATACGATGTGTTTTTCAACTCATAGTCAATCTGTGCTTTCAGATATTCACGCATAGACATATAAAAATATGCTTCCACCTTCATGTTACCCTTTGCTGTTATCTGAGGTGTAACCTGAATAGTGTACGGATTATCTGAAACTTTCAGCCTATCTTCCGGCTTCAATGTTTCATTGTCAGCAATAAGCCAATATCCGAACTCCACACTTTCTTCGGGAATAGCTTGGAGCGTGAGAGTATCTCCAATGAAATACTCCCCTGCGCCCTTTGCTGTGCCTTCGCCATTTATATCAATAATGACCTTCATGGTTCAACTTTTTACAATCCCGTATTTGACTGTTCGTCAACCTTCATGATGATAAGGTTGTTCGGATTCTTCATCACAGGACACGCCCACAATTCACCTGAACTCTTCTCAGCATACGGTTCAGAAGAATACTGATGCAAGAACGCGATACGTCCGCCTTCCAAAGAAGAAATACGTACAGCCGGGTTGGTATCCTGCAAATACATTGACGGTGAGTTCTTGATACGGAAGAACTGACCGCTCTGAACAAGAACAACGGTGTTCTTTTCAAAAGACGGTTTGGCTTCCTCAATCACGCCAAGTTTGTTCCATTTTGATTTTTCCTCAATAGGGATAATCACAGGAATAGAGAATACCTTCATCAGCACATCAACAATCTCCTGATTGTTCATAGGATAAATTGTAGTAGATGCTGCGGCAGGAACAAGACGTGCCTGTACTGCTGCTGTCACTTTCGGGTGCATCAAGAAATTATCATACAAATCCTTTGACATTTCAAAATGATCGTATGGCACACTGTCATTGTCGGCAATCTTGCACATTCTTTGAAGGTCTTTAATAGGATCAGCGTTCTCGTTCGGTGTCCAGTCTGTATCGCTAAACCATTTCTGTTTTAACGCTTTCAACTTGTGTTTTGCAGGAACACGATAGTCAATCTGAACAGGAATTGAGTTGGTACCACTGGCTGTATAGTTAAGCATACCTGTAGAAAGAGCCTGATAAGTCATACAGTTCAACTCGGTATGGAAACCTTGAATACACGCTTCCATCTTTGTGTACCACTTCTCACGGATCTTGTCAAGCAATGCGCCCTGCGGAATGTCAAGTTCATAGAACTCCTGGATATCGGTTTCCATAAACTGAATAGCGTGACCCATTTTAGGAATACGACCCGAATACCATTCAAATCCCGTAGTATCCATGATAGGCTTTTCAGCCAAAGGAGCCAGCATTACAGGACGGGTAGCCTGTGTGTATTCGTCAACCATGACATTCCATGATTTACTCATCTGAGGAACATCCCAATCTCCGTAGCTTCTCCAATTTTCGTTATCAAATTTCTGATTGGCATAATCCATAAGTTCCTGCATTTCCCCAGAAAAATGCCAATCATAGAAACTAAATGTCGATCTTTGCATAAAACAAAAAAATTTAATTAATTATACAATGTGTAACGGAAAACGCAAGGATATGATTCATCATCCTTCATCGCCTTTTTAATTGCCGGAGCTACTGGCGGAATACGTTTTTCCAAAATCTCACTTGTCACCATCCATGCACCGTTGAAAGGATAAAGAGTAGCACCTGGAATGGTGTCAACATCATAAGGCAGGATAGCATTGGGAATAACCTTGATTTTTGCGCTAGCACCAGCCTGTGTAACTTCAACCAAAATATCGGTCAATTCCAATTTACCTGCATCCGCGGACAATGTAAGGATGTCATATTCGTCATGAGACGAATCAATAGCGTTAATGGTATAACCAGTTGTAGTACCTGCGGCAGTAGTAGGTGCTTTACCGACAACCATGCCAACCTTGGCAACTGTATTACCCATGATTTTTTCAACTTTTACCGTAGCACCAGAATCCGATTTCTCGTACATTCTGAATGAATAGTGAATGTCACCGCCATTCTGCTTTGAGGAATCACATTTAATCATGGTACCAGCCGGAAGTTTGTTCCCAACTGTAGGCATACGTTCTACTGGAACGTTACATCCTACCAACAGTACGTGCAAAGACGTATCATTAGAAAAGATATGTCTTGCGCCACCAATCTTACTATAACTTGTTGCAAGAACTCCTGCTTTCATAATTAAAAAAACTATTTGTTAATTTTACTGTAATATCGGCTGACAATGTTGTTTTCCTTGTTAGCCTTATCTTCTTCTCTCTTTCTATCTATGAATGACTTTACATCGCTAGAACCACCCTTGTCAGAGATGAAAGGATTAATGCCATCCTTTGTGTATTTAGTACATGTTTCATTGTACTTTCCCTGTATTTTCAGAAGAATGCTTGTATCTTCCTCTTCGGGCGAAATCTGAATGTTCTCAAAAATGATGTTGCGCAACAACTCGTTAGGCATACCTGCTTCCGGGCGTTTAATCAAATCAGACAGCTTCTTGCGCTTTTCAGTTACAATCTGCTTCTGCTTTTCCTCCTGCTCTTTAGCTTCAAACTCTTTCTTGAACTTTTCAAACTCTTCAAGTTTAGCCTTGACATCATCGGGCAACTCAAACGGTTTCGGTTCGGGTGCTGGTGTCGGTGTAGGTTGTGGTTGCGGTGCTGGTGTCGGTTGTGGTGCAGGATGTGATTTTTCCCATTCCTTTTTCAAGTTGGATATCTCCTGTTCCTTGATTGTATCCCACTCTTTGCGCTTATCAGACGCAAACGCTCTTACCTGACCTGCCACAGTGTTCTTTAAATGATTCACAACACTTTCATTCCAGAACTTTTCCGCATTTTCCTGCGGTGCGAACGCTGAGAACTCATTAATTGTCTGTTCGATTGTACGATCTGTAATAACGGAGCTACTTTCTCCCAACGCATTCTTGATACCTTCAAAAATGACTTTTACATTTTCATCCATATACTATTTATTTTTTATGTGATTCATGCACAAGACCTTTGCGCACAGTAAGTACCTCTTACCGATGCAAATGTAGTTAAAAAATGTGTATAAGCAAAAAAATATTTAAAAAAACATTATATTTGCAAAATACATACAGAAAGATGGAAGAAATTGACTTAAAATACCGAGGATTAAAGACTAAGGATGTTGTCAAATCGCTGAAACGATATGGCAAAAGGGGAATCATACCATATAAAAGCCTTGATTTCGTCCAAAGATATATAGAGGACAGAAGAAGCAAGGGGTACAAGGTAAATATGCTTGCCCCACAGAAAGGTTCACAGGAGGCATTTCTAAGAAACAGGGCAGGGATAAAGATACTTCACGGGAATCGTGGGGGAGGAAAATCCGTATGCCTTGGGATGGATATACTGAGTTCATGCAACCACCCGTCATTTTCCGCACTTGTTTTCCGTAAAGACAAGACATCCGCAGAAAAAGCGGATGGTATCTTGAAAGTGGTTTCAAAAATGGTTGAACCTTATGGAGAATATATAGACTCTAAACGTCTTTCAAGATTGGATGCAGGTGGAGAAATACGATACGATTATTTCGGAGATGCATGCATATCAGGAGAAAAGGGTATAAATGATTTTAAAGATAGACAACAAGGAGGTAATGTTGTTAAAGTAGTTGTAGACGAATGCTCACAGGCTACAGAACCGATTGTAAACTATCTTCAAACAGTATTGCGTTCCTCCTCTGGACTTAGGACAAGTTTCTCAGGAGCTTGTAATCCAAACCCGTATAGTGACTATTGGAGAGAATTGGTATCATGGTGGGTAGATGATGATGGGATAGCTATACCAGAACGTTCAGGTAAAGTAAGATATTTTTTTCAATATGGAGACACAATACATGAAACAGCATGGGGTGACAGCCCACAGGAAGTATTTGCTCAAGCAAAAGATTATATTATCGCAAGATTCGGTAAAAATACCAAAATTGATGAAACAAACTGCAAAAGATACATCAAAAATATAACCTTTATAGCTTCCGGACTTGAGGATAACAAGATTCTCATGAGTTCCAATCCTGATTATCAGAAAAATCTTGGAGGTACAGCCCAGGAAGTATCCATAAATGCATTGGGATCATGGAAACTGATAAAAGGAGGGAACGAATGGATAACGAGAGACGAGATGGAGGAAATGTTCTCATCGCAGCCCGTGTTTGACGATTACTTTGAATGTGCTACACTGGATATAGCATACGGTCTTGGTGACGTTTGTGTAATGGGGCACTTCATAGGACATCACTTACAAGACCTGGAATGGTCAAACACATTAAAGCCAAGGGATTTAAACCGATGGGTAAGAAACAATCTACGGAAATGGGGAATCGGTGAAAACAGACTGGCATTTGACGGTCTTGGAGCACCTACATTCCGTGACGCATTTCCCGAAAGCCTGGCAATACTTAGAGGTGTTCCGAAAAGACTAGACAAAAGCAAGGATGATCAACCTGTAAGATTCTATTTCGATCTAAGGGCACAGCTTGCAGATGAAATGGTAACACGTATAAAAGGAACAAACTTAGGATATTGCGGATTCAGCATAAACCCGGAACTTCTCGACAAACCGTATGTAAACAAAACAATACGGGAAGCGTTGATGGACCAGAGAAGAGCAATAAGACGTGACGTGGAAAGGGAAAACGGGAAACTAAGACTTCTGAAAAAGCAGGAAGCAAAAAAGATTGTAGGATGCTCACCCGACTTGATAGAAGGAACATTTTTATACAGGACATATTTTGATATATGCGATGTAATGATTGACATACCTAACGATATAATGGATGAATTAAAATATTTATAATTACCTATGGAAATTTTAAAATTAGACGTTTTATTACGAAAAGAACCGTTCAAAGTGGCACTTCCGTCAAGATGTGACGATGGAAGAGGTGGAGGAACAAAGAAAAAACCAAGACGCTCCACTTTGATATACAAATATATGTCACAAGATGATTTCCTAGCGCAATGGGATACATCAGGGCATTATATACACAACAGACCCGACTGGAAAGACAGTATCCCGTCAGACGAGGATGCCACATCATCGGATGATGAAAGCGCGAATGTAGGTGCTCAGAAAAGAAAAAAGAAATTGGCATCAACTCCCTATGTACTGCAAAGACGAGCATTTCCTCTTCAAAGGATGATACACAAGAAAAGGGTATCACACCTATGTACCAATCCTCTTAAATTCCAGATAAAGAAAAGCGCGTCAAACCAGCAGAACAGGGATAAGCTGACAACATACAAGGAATACTGGACTGATTCTCTCATGGAAACAGCCAAGTTTGAACTTATAAGCGAAGCCGGAAAGGTAGGGGATGCTGCCATATATATATATAAGGATAAGGACGAGATAAAATACAGGTCTTTCAGCTACTCAAAAGGAGATATACTGTATGAACATAAAAACAGAAGAGGGGAAAGAATAGCTTTCGCAAGGGAATATACAACCACATACATATCGGCTGACGGAGAAGAACATACAGACACACTTGTCGATGTATGGACTAAAGATGAGTTTTACACGCTTGATTCCAACGGAGATATAGCAACGGATATTGACGAAAACGGAAATATCATACAACTGCATCAATTCCATAACCTTGGATTTATACCTGTGGTATATCTACGGCTTGAACTTCCATTTTGGGGGGCAGTACAGGACTTGATAGACGATTTCGAGTTCTTAATGTCCATGATAGGAGAATACAACACAAGACAGGCATTCCAAATGCTACTTATCAAGACAAACGGAAGAATAAACATTCAAAGAAACGGATTGGGAGGAACTTCCATTTTACGTGTAGGAGCAGAAGATGATGCACAGTTCATGGGTAAAATGGACGCTTCAAACTCACTGTTCACCGAAATAGATAACATATACAACGGGATACTTGACGGAAGCGGTGTCGTTCCGCCAATGCAATCATCGTCAGGTGACAGACCTACTGGAACAACAGCAATGTATTACGAGCCTGAAATGGAATGGGCGAGAAGTGATGCACAAATGATGAATACAGCCATAAATGACATGGCCAATATATTCAAATACTATGTAGGAGTAATGGAAGGTGACGCAACAGGTTATAATGCTCTAAGAATAAACGCTACCATAGAGCCATACTCATACATAGATTTCTCTGAATGGAACAACACAATCGTTCAGCTTGTAAACGCCCGAATAATATCATTACAGACAGCAAGAGAGGAATGCGATTTCGCTGCAAATAATGAAGATGATAGAATGGACGAACAAGACAGAAGATTAAACGATATGGAAGCTAGGGTGATAGAGGAAAATAATGAAAACAATGAAAAGAACGATAACAACGATAACAGCTAAACTATGGGAAAATTTACAAACTTTTTAAGAAAAATCAGAAGGGCATTAGACTATATATGCCTTAACAATTTGAGAGTTGACGGAATGGAGCACCTCATTGCAGGAATACTTGTAGTAAGCATGGCGCAATGGTTTTTCTCCGTATGGACAGCAATAGCACTAACCTTGTTTATTCTTGTGGGAAAAGAAATAATATACGATAAGTGGCTTAGACAAGGAGTGCCCGAATGGAGAGATGTATTCTGGGGAGCAGTAGGTATGGTGCTTGGATTGATGTAGAAAAATGAGGGTGTTACGGAAGTAATGCCCTTACCTAACACCTAACTATTTTTAATTGGTATTAAGGAACAAATAGACACCATTACAAATAGTTATAACAAATGGTTATACTTGTTCCTTAATATATTATTTGCTACTTGTTACCCATTACAAATCGTTATAGTATTAATTGTGTCAAAACTTATAGCATTTAATTTGGAAAAATAACTATGGAATACCACCAAAAATACAAAGGATTAGCTATTGCAGACTATTTTATAAAAAAGTGCATAGAGCAAAACACGCCCGTTACAAATATGTCTATCTTAAACATGATTTACTTTGCTCATGGATTTTCTTATGCGATAAGGCATGAACCATTAATCAAAGATCCATTTTTGGCATGGCAATGGGGTCCAGTAGAAAAAAACACGTATGATTGTTTCAAAAAATATGGAGCAGGTCCTATAACATCCATTTCGGGAGAAACTAATGATGATATTGTAAAAATAGAAAAAGATAAAGAACTATGTGACTTCTTAGACAGATTTATCCCATTAGCGAAAGTGAACCCGTTTACCTTAAACAAAAGAACGCATATTGAAAATGGTCCGTGGGATGCAACCACAGTTTATCAATATATAGATGAAAAAGTAATACAGGTATATTTTTGCGCTAAGTATGGGAATGAAACGAAGTAATTGTACAACATTAAAAGCCTAAGCGAACTAGCCAAATAGGTTGCTCATAACAATGAGAGCATCAACCGCTTTATCTATATTAAACTTCCTCTGCTCCATTATATAATCTCCTGATTCTTTTATGGCAACATACGAGAAGTCTTTGTTTCCTACACTCATTGTTGCAATATTTCGTTCTTTGAACTCAAAGGAAATAGTGCCATTAGGTGACGGAAATACATTCCACAACCGAAGAATCGAATCAGGGGTATCCATTACTATTTTACGGGCATTTAAGTATGAATCTCGTTCTATGGGAAAGGCATTGCAACCATCCCAACCCTCTTTGTTCAATTTACAGAAGAAATTAGAAAGTTTTCCTAGCATCTTTTCTTTTTCAGAAGGAATCAACAACGGAAAAAAATAACCATGATAATCCTCAACTGTTCTTGTAATCATTCTAAGCGTATCTTTATCTTTCAAAAAACGTTCTTTTTCTGATACAGTTAATTCTTGTGGAACTTCATATAAATATACTTTATAAGATCTAGGAAAAACATGACCCAAAAGACATTTTTTAGGAACATCATCATTAAACAATGGATAATCATGACTAACTAAATATTGTTCATAACACATGAATAAAATATTTTGCATCTGGATTTTATTCAAAATAACATTATACTTATGATATATAAGCCACGCTATCAACTTACAGTAATCTAAACTGGTTAATTCTTTCATATATATGTATATCACAAATAAGTTGGCGTAGATGCTTCAAAAAGTTGATTAAACACTGTTTGATACTTACTTACTGCATTCTTATCATTAAAATTACACCTTGCTTTTCTTGTATTTGTATCATATTCAACTCGATACATTCTTCCATCTGCTATGCAAAAATGCACACTGTTTTCTCCAATCTTTACTTCTCCTTTTCTATTTTTTCTCAACTCTATTTTTGAATAATATTGTTTTAGTATATCTCTTAGACAATTACAAGAATTAATTTCATCATAATCTTTTAATACAATACGTAGATTTGTTCCTTCTTTGCTCAAAAATTTTCGTAATGATTCTATATATGACGAAGAAACTGTAACATCATTTTTATTAGAAAAAATGTCTTGTGCATACAAACAAATATTTCTTTCTGCGGTTTTGAATATGTTGTCAAAAATAACAATAGCATATTCATTACCACTATTGGATAAAACATTATTAATTTTATAGTCTGCAAAATACTCAATAGCATCCTTATAATCAATAATATTGCCTAAATTTAATTCTTTCATATCTCCATTTTATAAAAGCAAGGAGCGACAAAAATATCGCTCCTATATTTCCTTTAACGTATAATTGATCACTTTATCGTAACCCAAACCTGTTCACCACGCTTTATTGCATCATCAATCAATTTGTTCAATTTGTCAGAAGTATAGCGTGATTCGGTAAGTCTGCCTTTTGATGTATTGTTACCTACAAGGATACATCCGGCAGAATCCTTTGCTGTATTCCCAGCGTGAAAAAGAATACCCTCAAAATGAGGAACATTCAACAGTCTTGGCATATTACGCCCGAATTTTGGGGACCAGTTGTATATCACCTGGTATCTACCGTAAGGGATAGCAGATTCAGCATAAACCTTCTTCTCGTTTCCATCAAACACTCCGTTCTTATTCACGTCAACGATACGATCTTCAAGCGTATTACTGAAAAACTCACCATCAATATACAAACGTCCTATAGTATAATCAGGCTTACACCATTTTCTTTCTACTAATAGTTCCATGATTTTTTTATTTATTGATACATTGCAAATATACAAAAAAGTATTATATTTGCAATGTAATAATTAAGCTAGTTGATATTTAGATGGGAATTAAGGAACAAATTGACACTATTATAGATATAGGTAGAAAAGTATTCGGTGATTCATTTGTGATAGCCGATAGTGAGCGTTGGTATCGCCCAGAACGGATTAACGTTCTAAAATGTATGTAAAAATGTACATTAATACCTAAAACATTATATTTATCTTTGCCTTATCATAAAGCATCCGTTAATAGATATAGCTTAAATAGTTATTTTCATGCAAAAACTAAGGCACTGATATACAATCGGACACCACAGATAAAAGAGGAACTTTTATCTTAATGCTTAATTCACAAAAAAAATAACTCATAATATATATAAATTTAGGCATTTTATTCTTACCTTAGCACCAAAATAATTTTGATAACTTTTATAACTAAAAGTTATCAAAATTTATTTAGTGTAAGATCGTATATTAATACTAAAACTAAATTAGTATCACCCTTGGTAGAAGGGGTTGAGGGCGTGGAGTGGTCGGCAGTAGTCGGGACGGTGAAGCGTCAATATGTACGTGTATAAACGTATATAATTACCTTACCTTAATAAGCAAGAAATAGATTGGACCCTTTTTCTTGCTTTTTTTATGTGCAAACGCAAACTAATATGTTAACATTAATTAAAAATTCAGTTTGGTTATATATATGTAAAATATATTTTTGTTACTTTGCACTATGTAAATGAACCATTACGATGTTTTTACTTTGGCAGCAGGCAGATGTGAATCTTTACTGTTGCCTTTTTTGTTTAAAATACATACCTTTGCACTATGGACAACGAAAGAGAAATATTATCCAAACTTGACGCTATAATACAGAACCAAAAGGTTTTGTATGAGAATCAAATTGTCATCTTTCAAACTTTAGCATCAATCGGACAAAAGGTTTACAGCCAAAGCGATTTCAAGAGTTTGATGATAAACATGGTAGCAAACGGTATAACAGAAAGGGTAGAAGCCAATGATCAACAAAGAAGAAATATCTAAGATTGCAGACTATTACTTCCAAGTAAAAAGACTTGCAAACGGTATAAAATCGTCAACCAGAGAGCGTGCAGAGAAGTTCTCTAAAGACCTTCTAGCCGTATTCCTATTGGCAGGGGCTAAATCGTTCAAGTCAATATCAAAACTATCGGATATCCAAAAAGAAAAAGTGATGGAACTGACCAAAAAGTTCCGTGAGGATATATATAACGACATATACCAATATGTACTGGAAAGCAATAAACTGTCACTAGAACTAAACGATGATCTTGGATGGGAGTATATTTCAATGACGGACAACGGCATTAAGGAATATATGGAAAGGACATACGGTGGAGAAACGACAAAGCAGAGAATAAACACAAATACAAACAGATTCCGCGCTGTTGTTGAAGTATATCTTGCCAATACATTACTGTCCACAAAAACGAACAATATAGAGAAAATAACGGATGAGGTTCAAAAGAAGATATGGAACAACATATCATCACCATATAACGTATCATTTATTCCACCAAGCAAACAGAAACACTACGGTAGAGGATATGCTACAAACGGTATAAGCCAGTTGTATGTTATAGAACAGCAGATGATTTTAGGTATTTTCAATGAAGCAAATTACAATTCATGGAAAAATATGCCAAACTTTAAAGGATGGAGGACAGCCGTTACGTCTAAAAACCCATGCCAGTTCTGCATTGACGAACAATATAGAATACACACAGACAGACCTAAGCTGCCGTTCCATGCCCATTGCTTGTGTATATTATATCCAGTGTTTAATGCATAATAACTTGATAATCAACATACCATTGAGTAACATTACCATAAGACGGTGGATTTCCAGCATCAACCACATCATTACGAGTAAATGATTTAGGAATATTTGTGCACGAAGGCATCAATATATTACCTGACCATTGACCTATATAAGATCCATCTTTCGCTCTCCATCTATATCTAGCGTATGGTCTGCCTGATGAAGCAACGTAATCACTAGAAGTGTTATTTGTAATGTTCAATCTGCATTTAGAAGAAGTAGAGCCATTTGTCAACTGTCCGTAAACAGAGAATCCAGAAGCGTTGGCTGTTGTATCTCCAAGTGTAATAGAAAGACTTTGTGTAACCACTATCGGCTTACGAATAAATCCGTCAGATGTAGTAGGGATTAAGCATAATACATTTCCACTGTAATCACAAAAATAACCCTTAAGATAAATATATGTATCCCCCATAGATATGAGATTATTGCGATTAAGGGTAATTGAAATTTTTCCTGTACTATCAATACTACTTACAACGAAAACCCCAGAATCCACCAACTTCTTTAATTGATTATATACTTCCACCTTTATCTTCATATTAGACCAAGTAAATCCCCCAAGTATTTTACCCCAATTATACCTAGAATCAGCCCAATATGGTGAAATTGTAAGTACAAACGTTGTCTTTGTAGCATCTACAGGATTAGTTAGAATATCTTTATCTATTGTAAGAGGTTTAGCCCCATGATCGTATCCATCAAAATCAGTAAGCCTGGCCCATGTTTTAGGTCTATCATATACTAATTTCTTATTTACAGAATCATAAATTATACCAGGTAAACTAGCGTTGTCAAATGAAGGGCTAGACGCTTCTTTGGGTTTTATATAACTCCACATATTAATTTTTTCGCTAAGACAAGCATATCCTAAATCATAACCATCACTAGTAGGACCGATGCCAAGAGTAGGATATACATCACTATCCAACCCTACAGGTGCGGTTATTTTACCGTTATAGTGACCCATAATCACCCCCTTCCTCTATAACGGTAAAAGAGCCTTTACAAACAACAATGCCATTACAACTGATACTACGACAATGAATATCGCCATCAATTATAACAGCATCAGAAATGTCATAATCACTAGGAAGTTCCCCACCACATAGTGTTATAACTTCGACTGCCCTCTGTGCAGCTAGACTGCCCTCTGTGCAGCTAGACTGCCCTCTGTGCTCCCTCGCTTCGCTTCGGTCGCACACCAAATTTCCGTTTACAAACAAATTAATTTTCATCTAACTCACGTATTAAGTCATTAACATACTTTACACAGGAATCTAACTCGTCATACCCGTCCAAAATCATAGAACCCACAGTGATGTGAAGTTTGTCTATCACTTCTTTTTTAAACAGCACGGCATTCGCCTTGCTTGTATCAGACTTTTCTATCACTGTTATTGCGGAATCAATCATCCTAGTTACTTCGGATGGTGACATCATGGGAGTGTCAGCACCTTTCCGCCAAGACTGATATTCTCTCAATTTTTTAAGAAGTTCTTTTTTTCTCATGTGTTTAGTAAATAAGGGGTGGTTATAGCATAAATGAAAAGGACTATACCACCCCTACCCCTTTTAAATTATGAAAAGAATTAAGATCCAGGCAACAGTCCATAAGACAAATATTGTTTTAAGGATCTTTTATGGTACAAATATAATAATTATTGCGAATTAAGCCAAAATTAAACAACAATTTCCCAATCATCGGCAAACACATCACTGATAGACGGAACCCATGAATCAGCGCGTCCAGTATTCTCATTGTAGATAAGACACTGGCTTGTATAGTCAATAAATCCCTTACCTTTCAGAATAAGGTCTTTTGCCGATTGGGGAAGCGATTGCATCTTAGGGATAATGTCGCTTTCGATATGAGCTGGCACTTGTTTGAATACCATCAAACCTTTACCGTCCCAACCACTTCTACGAATTGGATAGCCTGCTTTGATAGCCATAATAGCCATACCAAAATTCATCTTTATTACTTTAGCACCATCAGAACCTTGCATACGCTGTATGCGAGTATCAAGAAGCCGTATATAGTCGAACATAGTACAACACTGCATTTCCAGTAAACACTTGTTGTACATATCATTAACGACTTCATCCATTTTCCCTGAATCTATGAAAGCGGCCAACTTTACATATCTTCCATTGAATTCTTCGGCTTCTATCTGCATACGGTCAACTGGTGTTTCGGCAATATTATACGCCTTTTCAAACGTATCTTTAGGACTCCAGCTTTCATACCCATCTTCATAACGGGCATGATAGCCCTCATTATCAAAATTTTCCGTTGACGGTTTTTCTCTAAGAAGATGTTTTCCCCACGCATCACCTCTTGTCATGGCATTAATGTTAATTTTTATACACATTTTAGAACGTTAACCTGTTCGGGGCGATACCAACGCCCACTATCGGCTATCACAAATGAATCACCGAATACTTTTCTACCTATATTAAGCGCACCATTCACATCGGCATTGACACGGCAGATAGCGCAAAGCTTGTCGGAATGGTTGATGTCGAATTTATAAACTAATTGCATATTAGCCAGTATTATGTTTTGCCAGTAAAAAGGAGAACAGGGAAGCCGTACTGACTTCAGCTTGTCGGAAGGTAGCTACTCCGTTCCTATCCCTGCATGAAGCAAATATACTACTATATAATGACATTGAGAAATATTATGTGTTAAATTTTTATAATGGAGTTCATTTGTTCATTAATGCCTTAAATATGTCAGCTAAAGGAAATTTACTCTTTATTCGTTTCATTATTAACTACAAAAAAATCGGATGGAGGAAAACCCGAAATATGGCAAAAAAGATAAACCTCCATCCGCAAACAAAAACAAGAATTTAATCAATACAGGCAAAAACCACACATTTCTGATAGCATTGCAATACTAAAAGGGCAAATCATCCCGTCTTTCAGGCTGGACAGGTGCAGGTGATGGAGCTTGTGCTGGTTGCGGCATATCTATCTTAAAGCACCCAACTTCATTGTAATATTTACCCTGGTATTCTCTTGCTCTGATTTCAAGATGGGCAGTAATAGTATCACCCTCTTTCAATTGAAGATCACACAGGGTGCCCATTACATAGAAATATACCTCTTTGGAATACATGGAACCAATTTCCTCAACGAGATAATTTCTCTTCTGCCAAGGATTACCTACCTTACTTGTACCAGCCTGTAACTGACCTACTTTCTTTACTTTACAATTTAATACTAAATCCATTTTTTTATTTTTTATATTTTTCTTCTTTAATCCGATCCAATTCTCTCATTGCGGACAGCCTTCTTTTGTGAGCGTCCACCCTTATCCAGAAAACCTTCCAGCTAACTTCCTTACCATTAGTGGTGTTCTCTTTAAGTATCTTGCCACATTTAAAAATCTCGTTGACAAGATAATCATACCGTTCTTTATCATAGCAATATCTCATGCGACAAAAGTAATATTAAAAAATAAACTAACACAGAAAACAATACTAAAAATAGTTAACTAAATGGTTAATTCTTCCTCTTCCTCTTTCGACAATGCTTCCACGTCACCATCTTCACCTTTAGGGAAATACAGTTCGTCAAGATAATTGCTTGCTTCACTCTTGTCAGTGAAACTCTTTATAACACTTCCCCGTTTGCTAACGACACGGTAACTAATATTATCCTCTGCTACAACTTTGTAACAATTTAAATCATCCACATCTACGACATCGGGAGCATTATCATCAATACGCATCATGCTCAATATATGAGAATACTCATTCACCTTCACTGTACAGGAAAAAACATTAGGAACTGGTTCTACTATCAATCCGGCATTTATCAATGAATCAAAAACAGAACGTCTAGGTTTGTATTTCAGTTGCCTCCTTATAAACTTCAACGTTATCATATTATCTCCCCTCTGTGCGGATACAATACACAAACGTAATATCCGTAATGCGTCAATACTACATAGAGGTGAAAGGTACCTGTACAACTGGACAGGAGTAAATTTATGGAAATAATCAAATACTCCCTCTTCCTCTATTTCCCTTACACGCCTTTCCCTTTCTTTATTTCTTACCGTTAAATTAGTAGTTTTCCTTACAGACATAGACTATCCTTTCCATGTATCGTTTTCCTTTATCCATTTACGTTCATCATCACTAAGATCACCTGTTGATTCACGATGATACACACACTTGTTGCATAACCCTGCCTTGGCACGGACACACTTGTCGCAATCGTATGGGAAAAACGCTATGGTGGTCTTGTCATAGAAATCCTCACTGGCATCATCATCAGAAAGCCATCCTTTGAACTTTGCAAGCATATCAAGTGCACCTTTCACATCCTTAAAATCAGCAGTGTCTATATCAGAACGCTTTAGGAAACTTTCTATAAGGCTTATCGCATCTTCAAATTCAAGGTTATCCTTGTTTATCAAAGTCTTTGTCTTTTCCTTATTCTCACCTTCCAACACACGCCTCATGGATGGTGTCACATAATCGGAAGCAAGCATGGAAGATTTGGCATAATTGACAATCTGTGTTATTCTTGGAGAGTTCACCCATTGCTTGGCTTTCATAAGCAAAGAACGCTCTGACATACCCTCGTCAACAACGTGTGTAGCCTTGTAAAACAAGACAGGATTCGTATCTATGACATAAGCGGACGCAGCCCATAACTCCATCTCATTCGCATCATCAATATGCTTTGCTATATCAATCTTCTTCTGTTTTTCATCGTCAATAAGAAGATTGTTACTAAGGGGAAGTTTACCCCATCCTTTATTCAAACCCATTATCTTTCCTCCTTTATCCTAGACTTTATCTCCCTTACCCTCTCGTCAAGTTCAGAAGAATATTTTAAAAGATTGTATATGCTACTCCTGTCAATACATAGGAAATCAGAAATTTCAGACATACTTAAACCCATGTCACGCATGACACAGCACACAAGAGCACGGTTCATAACAATATCATGTTTTCTGCTTTTCCTGTTAACATCAGTATCGGAGAGTCCGCTTGCCGCTAGAACTCTCCTAAAAACCAAAGCGTTGTCAGCCTTTTTTCCCATTTTTCACATTATCCTTATCTACGATTAATTGCATTATATCAGCGTAGCCAGCCAAATCAACCATATTGTCACGCTTTTTATGGAATCCCTGTCTGCATAGCTTTACAGCTATCTGTACAGCAACACAGTCATAAGGAGATAATTCCTTTCCAGTAATCAAAGAAGCCATCTTGGAAATGTTTTCAAAATTGGCTACAGCATCACCATAGTCAGACTGCCTGCTGTTGCTGCGGATATCCTTTGCCTCATCAAGAATACTTCTCTCTTTAACATGATCAACATAAGCAATACAATCCGAGAAAAGAATATACTCTTTACCCTGGTCATCCGCACAAAGAAACTTTTCACCATTCTCAAAACAGTATTTAACAGTGACAAATTTACCGAACACATTTGACTTGCTTACAGAATCTTCACCATGAAGTGAAATGTATTTATCACGGTTTATAATTTTTACCCTACTGTTCAACTTAACTCCAATCATAACAAATCACCAACTTTTATGTTATCCGCATCCTTCTTATCAGAAAAGAAAATACGATCATACTTCGTTTCACCAAACTCAACAAACATAGCTAAGATAAAATACTTGTTCAGTACACTATCATAACCCTTGTCGTAAATCTTGTTTATCTTTTTTGTTTTCATACTTACTTACCTGCATTGTTTGTAGAACCAAAACCTCCATCACCCCTATCCGTTGAATCAAGGCTTTCAACCTCAACAAATTCAACCTCAATATAATTACTGAAAAGAAGCTGAGCAATCCTCTCCTTGGCATCAATATAGAAAGGCTCTTTCTCAAAACTCTTCACTATAACACCGATACAACCAGTATAGTCACAATCAATAACACCATCCAACACATCAGCGTCATGATACTTCCCGTCAACGCCAATAATACCTTTCAGAGAAAATCCACTTCGAGGCTTGATAATAGCCTTCATATTTGATGGCATCTGAATGGCTATACCAAGTTTAATCAGATTACGACCTTTTCTTATCAACGTGTTGTCAGGAACATACAAATCATACCCGGCAGCACCATCAGTTTTTTTTTCGGGAAGAACTGCATCCCGTCTTAATTTTACAAATTTTACTTGATTCATTTTTTATTTCCTTTTCTCTTTAAATCATACATAGCGCATTCCCTGCTTCTGTAAATCTTGCTTGCAGGATAAATCACATCATTAACAATAACAAAGCCGACAACAGGATCTGTAATGGGAACAACTTCACCATCAACAATAGTAAAATTATTCTCGGATAAAAGCCTTCTCATGGCAGCAATCTGTTCGAGAGTAGCCTTTGATATATCATAGTTGTTAGAAAAGTTAAACTCTAAATTACAGATAAGAACATTCTTGTCCTTATATAAGAAATTAGCTTTCAAACCACCAGTATTAATAAATACATAATCTATTAAATCTCCTGTTCTGCTTTTAGCAAACAGGAAATCTCCTTTCTTGAAATCGTCAATCTTGACTAGTTCATAAGTGCGCTCATCAATCTTCTTCAATGAATACCCCTCAGGTAGTTTTATTACACTTGCATCTGTCTTACCCATTTCTTTCATCCGTATTCAATCTGAATGCAGCCTCCCTAGCCTGATCCTTCGTTCTATACAACTCTATTTTTTCAAACATACGACCATCATCACAGTCATACGTACACAAGGTGACAGCCCACATATTACCACGCGGAGAATAGAAATACCTACCGTAATCCTTTCCCATCACCTTACCGTCAATCCTTATTTCTCCTTTATTAGCCATAACACGACTTATTTCCTCACCCCAAACTTTTTCCTAAACTCATCAGCAGAACACGCTATTCGCTGACCAAGTTGGTCCACATACAAAACAGCATCTTTAATCATTCGGTCATTCTCAGCAAGCATATGGATAACACTGTCAACGACACACTCTTTGCCGCTACCTAATTCAACATACTTATTACCCATGACAATGCAGTCTTTTTCCTTTAAAGGAACAATACGTTCAATCTTGCCTTCGCGATATTTTTTCAGCTTTTCAAAGAACTCACGGTGCATGACACGCTCATTCTCATCCATCACATGATAAAATTCACAGCAAATACCGTGAACATTATCCACTGTATTAATCTCATCAAGGTTGTCAATCACATTCTGCAATGCGTCAAAGAAATTCACATCATGCTCATCCAATACTTCTTCCATCATTCTGTCAATGGAAGCAATAGCCGCGTTCTTGAAATCAATATCGTCACAACGAAATCCCAAAGAGATATAATTACGCAAGGAAAGAAGGTTTTCCTTAAAATCAATTCCTATTCCAATATCCATTTCCTAAATTCTTTAATGTTAATACTCTTCAAATTATTAATAACAGCATCTCCGATATCATCGTTATGCTTCAATCCTAAAGACAGGCTAGGGAACTCCCACCATCTCGCCACACGTCCTTTGTCACCCCACAAAGATATAGCTTTATTATCAAAGTCGGGGAATAAAATAACATTTTTTGGCAATTTATTTCCAAGTTGGTTCATTCCGCCACAAGCTATCCATACAAAACCGTTACCGAAAGCCATAGAAGCTATTATGGCGGTTTTCTCCGATTCAACCATACAAGTTATCGCATCGCTACAATACTCCCCTGAAAACGGCTTAAAATAGCCGCGATAGGTAAACCCTTCGCCCGTAGTAAACTTCCTGAAAGCATGGGTTTCCTTCTTCCTGTGACCGTTCACCCCATATCTTATCCTGTTGTCATGGCATACGTTACCATCCTTGTCAGAATACCAGAATACAGAGTATTCCCTTCCAAGACATCCTACCTTATACCTTGAAAACACATCATTCACGGAATCAACACCGAAAACGCCTGAAAGGTACTCGTACAGGTTATTACCCTTCCAATGCCCGGCATCGCTAAGCCTGTCAACATACTTCACATCAACAAACCTTGATTCCTGTCTACCCGAATCATACTCCCTCTCGTAGAAATCCTTCAAACTCATCCTGCAACCGTCCGGGCTTGACAGAATCCTAAAAGCATCAGAAGCACTACTGCAACCGGGAAGATAAGACACGAGAAAGTCAAACAGGTTGACAGAATCACCGCCCTGCTCGGTAACGGTGATACTGCCCGACTTGTTCATATAGAAAACCAGCTTGTCTTTCCTGCTATGGCTCTCCAGATTTATCCGGGCAGGCAACGTCCACCGCTTACCCCTACGCCTTAAAGGAAGCCCAAGCACGGTATCAAGATTGGCAAATATATATTCATAATCAATAGAACCCATATTACTTAAAATTATGCCATCCCTGTTTCAAATCCCTAAAGAAATCGCTTAATGTATAACGATAATCGTCAGGATATCCCAATGAACTTGATAGGCATGAAACATACCCGTAAGGTTTTTTACCGTCACTCCACCTGTACATCATCTCAGTAGGAACCATAAACACAAGAAGAACAAATACAATGTCAATGTATATGAGAAACATGACAAAACGAACAAAGCATCTCATAATCATTCCTCCACATCCCCTAAAAGAAGTTTCTTTGCATAACGCAACGCAAACTCCCAATTGTAATAAAACGTACCTAGCAAATCAAAAAACAGGCTATACACGGCATTCTTGTAACCATCGGGAACGAAATACATGATATCATCCATCATACGGATATCATCACTGAACCTAGCATTCTTTGTCGTATAACGCCACAAACCGCCAACGGCAAGTATCTTGGCGTGTTCATAAACATGATAGTCAATGGAATATACATCACAAACGTAATCATTAAACCAATCTTCATTGTCTAGTACACCACTAACAGGGCTTGCCGACAAAATCATATTAACAAACACACCAAAATGACAATACTGCTCTATCTTACCCGAATCATTATCAAACTCAACCTTGAAAGCATCCTTGCCACTCTCATTAATACTGGAAACCATGTCACTTACGTAAAGCGTCTTTAACCACTGGCTGAAATTATATCTTTTCAAACCAGTCCTGTTACGAGCTTCATTTATCGCACACTGAGCATCAGACACACATACATACCAATCAGAAGTAACACGAATACTTCTATCAAATAAAACAATCTCTTTATTATCCATACACAATAAATTTTTTCAGCAAAAATACATATTAAAGTAATATGGTAAAAACAATAACGGTTAAACAATATTAAACAGATAACTTATTCTCCTTCCATTTTTTAGCTTTTAACAAACCAACACGGACAGCTTCATTGTTATTCCATTTAAAAATGTCACACATAAGAGATATATATTCATGAATCTTATCTCTATACAACAACTGTTCTTCTGTTGCGTGTTGCCAATCTGTTGTTATACCACATTCTTCTTTTATCATAGTGCACAATAAAGACATAGCTTTTGAGAACTGGCTTTTATTGGAACAATTATTATACAGCGCACCAGTCATTTCTTTAAATGAATCACCGCTATCATTACGATATTCAAGAAGTTTGTCGAATAACCATTCATACACCTCAACTTTCAACTTTGGATTTATAGCCAACGCCAAATCCAAGAATAAAAAAGGATGAATCCATGTATGATGCCCTCTACCCCTTCCACTGATAATAGCAGTGCCATACTTTTTTTCTAACTCTACAATAAACTCTCTTGTATTATTGCTTTGCCGCCACTGATAAAAATTAAATTCAGGAAACCCATTATTAATCCTCCAAGCATTACCAGCTTTAACCAAATCGGTAGCAGACAAAAATTCACTTTTGCTTTTTTGGGAAATCTCATGCCCAAAAAGAATTCTTTTCATTTCAACTTCTGTTTTCATAATAAAAGTGTTTTAAAATACAATGCAAATATATATACTATTTATTATAAAAGCAAATATAAAACACTTTTTTTCAAAAGACATTTATTTATTATAAAAAAAACATCACTTTAAAACGGCAAATCCTCCTTCATTATATCATCAGCCTGTTGTAGAAGGTATTCGTCAGGATTATACTTCCGTCTTAATACGACCTGAAACAATCTGTTCCTGTTCTCATCCCACGCGGAAGTGACGGAATATCCTTCCTGGCGTATCATGTCAACCATCTTTCTCTTACTGTAAGGTCTTACACCACAGTCATTGCAGTATGCTATGTATTTCACATACAGGTCACGGTCACGGATAGCCGATTCCTCAATATCTCCCGAAGAATCATACCCCGAATCGTAAAGATAGGACAGGACACTGTTGGAATCACGTCTTGCGTTCTCCGTAACGGATTCTATCGTATAGCTTTTCGTAAACTCACCTTTATTCTTCACAAACCGTCTTGCACCCTCTATTATCCAGTTGATAATGGCTGCCGATTCCTTTGACAGCTTCAACGGAAGAGATCTGTCCTGTTCCGATTCCTTGAACACACGATAGAACGGAATGACAAGGGAGCGTCTGAAATGACCGTAAGTCTGGTCCGAAACAGAAGGCATCTTGTTAAGGTTGGCCATGAAAGGCGGCATCATGTCGGCAAGGAAAGGCTCACCGAACGGAAGGCGTGCCATAGTAGGCTCACCGGATATGAACTTCTTATACTTGCCACCGCTCACATCCTTCCCACCCATCTCGGAAGCATAGTTGAGCAGCTTGCCGTTTATCATAGCTATATTGTACTCGCACGTAGACTTGTCACCCGACAGGTCAGCCATCTCCATATATGACACATTGTCTTTCCCCAGGGCATTGACAACAGCGTCAAAGAACACCGACTTACCGTTACTACCACAACCGAGAAGGTAACACATCTTCTCCATCTTGATCTTCTTCCTGTCAACAAAGGCACACCCCACAAACTCCTGTAAGGCATCCTGTGTATCCTTTACAGGAATCACATCGTCCAAAAACTTCTCCCACAACGGGCTGCGCGCCAACGGGTCATAATTGATATTGATACGTATGCACGATTCTATCATGGGCGAGAAATCGAACGTTTCCATCGTTTCCGTGTCAAGGACACAATTGTCAAACGTGATGAAGTTACGCTTTGGATTGAATATCTCATGCGTCACGTTCTTCACGATGGTACGGTAGAAACGCTCGCTCGTATCGGTCATGTACAGTTCGCTAAGACCGTTTATCCGGCACAAGTCCATACACAGGCGCATCAGATCCTCCTTCATCATGGGAACGAATATCTTACCGTCAAAAGCCATGATAGAACCGCTCCTGTGGCGTCTGAAATTGCACTCCCTGCACGCATCGGCTATATCCATCTCGACCATAGCGGATATGGAACGCTTCCACTCGCCTTCATCCCTTGCTTTACGGAAACCGCGACCACCACCCTTGTCCGCCAGCTTGCCCATAACGGAATCAAGGATGTATTCATAAGAAGCCTTTGCAGATTCAGCGACAGTCATTTTCCCCTCCTTTCTCTACCGATTCTACCGATTCTACCGATTTCTCCCGGTCCACAACCTTCCCGAACATTACAACAGGATACAGGTCATAATCGTCCGTTGATATATCAGGGCGTGCGTCCATATCATCAAGCGAAGAATACACGTCCGCGATGTGCTCCAGTTTCCTGCACACGATGGAATCACGTGTTATCCCGTAATACTCTATAAGGTCAGCCATGTACTGTATGGTAATGTCCTTGAACCATGTGAACGCATCATCACGTGTCTTTGCCCCGTCACAGCAGGTATTGAACGTGTACCCGAAACGCCTCATCTTCACGAAATAGCTGTTCCGCCACAACGACACCGACTTGTCCATCTCGTTCCCTGCATTGCGTATGGCGGTGACGATGCTTCCCGGCATGAGCGCGCACCGTGAAACGCGAGCGGCGGAAGGCTTCCCGTTCGCCCCGGTCCCATCCACCATATCCACATCTGGCACGAACCTTAGATCATCCACGCTCCTTCCGCCCACAACGGACGTGTCATGCCGCATGAGATAGTCGGCATCCACGATATGCCCGTACTGCCTTACCTGGTCCTCGCACCACGAAGCGAACTTGCGCAACGACCGTTTCCACTCGGAAGGGAGCACATACCCGTACTTTCCGCATATATCCTCTATATGCTTCCTCTCCTTCTCCCATTTGCCCTTCATCTTCCTCTCGTACTCCAGCACTTCACCCTCCACGCTGACACCAGCGACCTGTGCAGCCATAGACCTTGCAGTTAAAGGTACTGGCACGCGTCTTATGAATGACGCTTCCGACACGAACACCGCCTTCGTCCCGTCATCCAGAGGCTCGTCAAGTTTAAGACAGCAGTGACGGTCCCGGAAGCTGACGAGCGTAACCCACCCGAACAGCCACGTCTGAACCCTCATTCCCTTGTACCAACGCTCCCTGTCGGGCATTGCATCGGACAGGCATATAACACGCCTTGATTCGGGCAACCTAAGTTTAATCTCTATTTCTTCTTCCATCTTTACACACACATTTTATCTGATTTCACCTGCAAATATAGCGCAAAAAACAATACGAAAACAAATAGTTAAATTAATTAACTGCAAATGTTTACGTGATTAACAAATGCGTGTCAAGGAAGATAGTTTATCTTTCTTTACACAAGATTTTTTACTTTCACGACCACAGTACGTTTTGAAAAGGAAAAGTAAAAAATGTTGATTGTTGTTATTTTTTATTTTTGTTATAATTTTTCTCATTTTAGTTAAAATGATTTAACTATAATTTTTTATTTACCTGTTATTTTATACGTTAAGAAATGTAAAATTGACTTAATTTAACATAAAATAAAAAATCTCAACACTGATAGTTGCATATGCAACTAATTGATTCGGGAAAATTCGTAAAAAACCTACGAAATTCGTTGTTTTTTCGTAGACTTCGTAAACTCTTCGTTTTTCAACACTTGTCAAAAAACTCGCGAAAATTAGTGATTAAATGACTGAAAACAAGCAATTTAGTCTTGTAAAAAAAAATTGAATCGTAACCCTATACGAAAAAATCCCCTATTAATTTACGTATTAAATGTTAAAGGTAATATATTTACACAATATATACATACACGTACACCTTACATACTCTATTACAATACATATACATACACAATACATACACAACACATACACATACAGACACCAAAACTGCATACGTAATTTAGTATAGATACATATAAAAACGACGAAATCAACGAAGAATACTGTAAACCAATAACTTATACTGCAAAAAAAGACATAAAAAATGCAACCACACCTACGAAACACACCAAAAAACCTACGATTTTCGTAACTTTTTATGTAAAGATTTATCCGATTTTGTTGAAAACTACCGAAAATACACATCCAAACCGCAAAATCAGCCATCCGAGCAAAATTTGGAGAAAAAAAATTTTCAGAAAAAAATTTATCGGGAGCGACACACCCGCAGCGAAGCCTCTACAAAAGGGGGTATGGCACTGATTTACAGGAAATTACGCACGTTTATCTACCACGATTCTCAATGTTTGTAAATAAAAAAGAATTCTTTTCTACGACAATCGAATTTTGAAATCTTTACAAATAAAATATCTTTACAAGTGACATCTACGAAGATTTCGTAATTCCCTCACGTTCAGATACTTACAAACAGATTTAACACAAATTAACATTGAAAAATCTTGAAATTAAACATAATATTAAGCTAAAATAGGTCTTGCATGGTCGGATCTATTAATATTATGCAATATTAATTTAAAATATGTATATAAACTGTATTGATTTTGGAAAAAACGGGCTTAATTTATAATGAATGTTAATGAAATATACAACCTAATCAAAAACGCCGTATGTTTGCAGTGTCGGAAGGACAAAGAGATATATGACATATTGAAACAGCTTGCCACGGTGAGAGCGTGGTACGGAACCGCAAATAGGGATAAGCGGGATACAAATAGCGGTGTTGCTAGCCACGATACAGAGATACGGAATACTTGATACAGGCGATAGTGTTTTAGTGTGATATGTGATTAGCTCCTGATACGATATAATATAATGTGTGTGCGTGTATACGTATCTTATACATAAGCCTTAATACTTGTCTGTTATGCACGGATAAGTTAATATAAGCCGTAAAAACTACGATACGCGCATATTGTAATGTAGCTACCACTGGTATACATTGGTAACGGTTACAAGCCCGTATAGATACAGAGTACAATTTAAACATTATATATTATGATAGTTTATACAGTAGAAACGATTGGCGGGCAAATTACAAGCTACGAAGCGAATAAGGAAAATTTGCCCAAATTTTTAGAAAAGCCCGTTAAGGAAAGTTTTAAAAAGTACGGTTTTTGTATGTGGAAAACACCAGAATACGAGTGTATTATATATCCTACTTTACAAGCTGCACAGCATGCTATACAATGGACAATTGAAAATTAACAATTAAATATTACAATTATGGAAAGATACGATTATTTGGAAGCGGTTAAAGAGGACGTGTTGAATTATATCAATGAGAACAATATAGTAGTAACCTCTGAAAACAGGGACGAAGTGGAAACGGATCTTAATGATAGATTATTTGTGTCCGATAGTGTAACGGGGAACGCATCAGGGTCATACACGTGCAATTCGTGGGAAGCTGAGGAATACATTTGTCACAATTGGGACCTGTTAAGTGAAGCGTTAACGGAGTTCGGTTGCGATATGAGTTATTTGGAAAGAGGCGCGGAATCATGCGACGTAACTATACGATGTTATCTGTTAGGACGGGCAATTTCGGAAGTATTGGACGAAGTGGAAACGGAAATAGAGGAAGAGGAAGAGGAAGAGGAATGAGAACGTTTTTTGCACAAGTTGAAACACGGTATCGGGCGATTAAAAATTGCCCGTTTACCCCCGCACATGTTGTCAAGGTTTTTGGCGGTTATATGTGTTTTGAAAGTGATAATGATTATAGAGTTTGGAGAAATCAAAAGTAAAAAATAGCAATGAGAACAAATAATAACCTAGTAGATTTTGCGAGCATATCGACATACGTGGCTTCTGAAAGTTTAGTACAAGAAGCAAAAAGCAAACATAGTGATATATACCTTAATTTTGCGTACACTAGTTACGGTGAATCATTTTTGGATAAGGTAATAATATCTTACTTCAAAGAAAACTATCCCGAAAATATAGTGTATGAAAAGACTTCTTGGAAAGGTGAAAACGCTTTTGTTTTTGGAGAACCTGCAAAAAAATTGTACGAGTTAATTATAGCGGGTAATATATTAGATTTTTATTATTTAGGACAATATTATACCGAAATGGAGTATAACATGATAACAGCAGAAGCGCAACAATATATTAATGATAACGGGCTAGACAATGAGTTGTACGATGTTGTTTGTGATTGGTTATCCGAAAACAGCTATCCAGAACCTAATTATTTAGATTATTCAGAAAATGATTTAAACGACTTTTTACAAAAATTAAAATAATAACAGTAAAACAAGCTAATGATTTGTTAATAAATATTGCAACATACGTACATATACGTAAATTTGAAACAGGTAATAGAACTAATTTAAAACGTTCTATTTCTGTATGTCGTTATGCTTATAACGAATATAAGAATATCTTTGACAATATTAGTTTGGTAAATAATTGTAATAAATATTTGATACGTTTTGTTAAAAATATACAGCATGATCGAAACATTAATACTATTAGGTTGCCTGTATCTATCCATACGGGTAACAGACTATGTAGAAAAACAGAAACAATAACAATTTAAAAACGTGACATTATGGAAACAAGAAACGACATACCTAATTTGCTTGCAATGTATATACGCAATACGCGGGAAATATACGATATTACAACATGGCTGCAAAATTGCATAATTAAGAAGGCAAACAAGGGCATACAGCCATCAATAGAACACCTAGCAAATTGCAGCACAATGAAAACTATAATCAGAGAGGCCGCCAAACTGTTATACAAGTACGACGGAATAATACCTACAAAACAGGAAAAACAGGAAGCGGCCCGGGATCATGCTAAATATATCATTGAATGTGTGCAATACTCTATAAATAATCGCTAATAAAGGGCAAATAAAACCTTGTAGTGAAAGATATAAACCAATACCGATATATTACCCATAAAAACAAAAAGATATGATTTATAAAGGATATATAATACATTATTGCTTTTGCGGTTACGAAACGAAAATGTATCTAATTAATTTCCCCAATATCCCTACATTTCCAAAAAATATAAAGTATGCACATAAGACCATTAAAGAAGCAAAACGGGAAATTGATAGGGTAATAGATATATTGACGCAAAAATAAAAACATATTGAAATAGTTTAATATTAAAACAAAAAACATTATGATACAAGTAATAGTAAAAAACAGCAAAACAGGTAGCCAATATATTTGTAAATCGGCCTCAAAAACGGTAAAAGATATAGCATATAAACACATAAGTTATCATCTCGTATGCAGACATAAAGATCACCCGTTTTTTAAACAGTTTTACCACGGTCCAAAAGGTATATATATAGATTCGCCCCGGTACAAAGAAATAGAAGCCCTAGAAAAACCTATCTGGAATACACCAATATACAAATTACTAGAGCTAACCATTACGGAAACACCCCTAGACGGGCGTACACGATACGCAAAACAGTTACCCGTATTCAATGCGGATATATTGGCGGAACTTACCTATTAATCAATCAAAAAAAACAATATAATTATGATACAATTTACTATTAACAGTTTCAGCAATGGCAATCAGGCCGCCCGTACAACTCGATCAAAGACGCAATACAAGACGGTGGATACTCCGTTTGGTGCAACGAAAAGATCAAAAAAGCATTCAGTTTAGGGAATGGCACGGAAAAAGATTTTAAAAGATATTGCAAAGACAATAAGTGTAAAATTGTGAGTGAAAACGAATTTTACAAAGAACTGTATTCTTTGCCATTGAATGAACAAGAAACACATATCCAATTTATTCGGGAACAATTAAGCCATTACAATGATCTATAAAACATAATGCAGCAATGAAAAAGGTACAAGCTAAAAACCAATTACAGGAAGCAATTGAAAAATTGAACAATATTATAGAAAATAAAACGGGTGTATTTCAGAAACCGATAATTCCAGGCGATTGCCCTACGTTTGACGAAGGAACAGCAAACTATGTTAGGGAAAGACTGGGATTATACCTAAAAACGTGGGTGTTGCCAAAACTTGATGAATTATCTAAATGAATAGTATTATGGAAAAACAGGAATTTATCGAAAAGTACAATTTTATCAAAGAAAGTGTTATATCTGCAATGGATAAGGCTTTAGAACGTGCCCTAGAGAACGAAGTAATAGACCTAAGTAAATGTGATGGCAATTATTTAGATGTTTATCCGCTAATCGGAGCGGTTTTAAAGAGAGAATTAAGCTATATACTTGACGGTTCTCCTACTTACAGTCGTTCTATAAAACGTAAAGCGACTAAATATAATTACGATTATAGAATATGGCACGATTATGCTGGAGATTATAAACATAAATAAATATTATTTACAATGAGAAAACAAAATTTACAAAAAGAATTATCTCCTATTTTTGACAATGAAAGTATTAAGATAGGAACGTTTAAAGCTAACAGAAGTATTGATACATTGGATCTTATCAAGGAAAATATCAAGTTTTGGAAAAGCTATGACGGACACAAGCTACCTGATAAACAGGTTAAACGAGCGTATTATAACGGCACCAGGACACAAAACATAATCAAAATGTACATAAATACACCCGAATTGATTAAGTTTGTAAGAGAGCACGCAAACGACTATAAAACGTTAAATCGAAAGGACGTACCTAGCTGCATAACTATTGATCATAGGCGGAGTGAACGTTATTTTTCCGTATATATCGAAAAGTTTGGGAACGTGCGTTTTGATGAAGTGTTAAGAGTTTTCCCTTTGCTTCCTAAATCATATTTGAACGAATAATGAAAGTGATTAAAGTAATTAGAGTTTTAAGGAGAATACTAACCGATTCAGATATTATAGATCTGTATGGTCTATATTGTGAATTTTACAAAAATATATAATAATATTATATAACATTGTAACCGTACCGTTTGAACAAATGAGAGAGATACGCAAGGAATTAGACCGATTTGTTAAACCTGTACAGATAAAGATTGTTAAGAGTGATTTTGAAACTGTTTCATTCAGGGAATTAAGATAAAGCGGAAATAATGTGAAATATTTTCCCGGTATGGAGAACAACAAACAGAGCGACACTGTTACCGGGAGCATTTTTGACTTAAAAACGAAAATAAACGAAAAAAATATGAATATTATTACAGATAAGGCAAAGCTACAATATAGGGCAAACAATAACAGCGGATAAATAAATAAGGAGTTTGGAAACGATCAGCAAGCGGCCTATGATTTTGCAAACGAAATAAAAGAAACGGCAATTATACGCGGATATTTTGTTTTCAAAAAGCGTGAAAAATGGCGAACGAATACGGTATTCATTGATCATGTGTTTAGAAACATATTGCCCTAATACTGCAATGAACTATTACTAACTTATGAGAACGAAAAACTCCTAAACAATTACACAACTAATGGAATCATATAAACGACTATGTAAGGCGTTACGGAAAATTCATTGAATACGTGCGTTATAGTAACATTATGGCACATGAATACAGGCTACCAATATAATGCTCTAGTGTCGCACAAAGTAAACAGCTATCCTGGTATGGGGAACAACAAGCGGATCGCCACCGCTACCGGGAACTATTAATAACTAAAAAGCAAAAACAATGATTTACGAAGTACGCGCCTATTTGGGCAAAGGCGAAAACCTATATACCTGCATTTTCGCAACGATGGAAGCAGCAAGAGAAGAGGTAGAACGACTTACTAACGGCTGCAATTTGAACGGGGTAAAAATTATCGGAATGATTTATACTTTATCTGCTGTGAATCACAAATACGAACCTATCATCGAGAAAACCGTATTTTTCGATAATAAGAAAGATTTAGCGAAATTCTATATAGCAAGGGATAAGGACGGGAAATTATTTAAATACCCTTATTGGGTTGGAATGTGTGCAACTGACATACCGCATAAGCATATTAACGCATACCCTTTTGATGGTAATTTCTACGTGCAAGGAAGGGACTACCAGCCAAAGAAAGGCAAAGAAATAGACGGTAAATTATACGGGTATGTGATTTATGAAAACTCGCCCGTACTGATAACAGAAGGTGATTAACTATTAAAACAAAACAAAAGAATATGGGAACGAACAATAAACAATACATCCTGGAAGGACGGAAATGGGATGTGATAGAGAGTGTTGACGGATATTTTTCCGGGGAAAAGAACGGAGTTATCATACAAGGAACGACAATGAGTGATCTGTATGAAAAATGTAAATCTTTTGATATAGCTTCGGTTATGGAGAAAATTAAGACGGGTGTAGAACTGAACGACTGGGAAAAACGCTTAATAAAAGTTAATAAAAAGTTGTTGGAAAACCAATAAACTATATCTTTGCCGTATGAGAAAGAAATACGTGGCATATTATAAAGGCTGTACAATAGAGGTCACAGGAGAAAAAGACTTCATGTACCGAATAATAAAAGGCGAACGGATGAATATCTTTGTAGATATGTTTTATAAGTCCACATCTGATGCGCTAAAGGGTGCAATGAGATGGATAGATAATAATGTGAGGAAGGAGTAATATTATGATTTTTGGAATTGTTTTTGCTATGATAATGAAAGCTATATGTGGAAATATGTTGAACGATTGATGATTATCATCATATGGCTTATTGTGTTACAGATTTTATCAGAATGTTAAACGTGTGTGTCTATGACTAAAGAAGAATTTAAAACAAAGAAAGAAATTATCAATTCAAAGATAAGGGAATTGAATAACGAAATGGTAAGACTAAAGAAGGAGTACATTGAATATAATGCAAAGTATCCTATCGGAAGCAAGGTATGTATTACTACTCCTGCATCTACATATACAAAATTAGATAGCTTAGAAAGTGTTACTGTCCCCGAAAGAAAACAATACGCCTATGTCAGGGATTATAAAATTGATTTTCTTGATAACGTTGAGCCATTGTTTAGCAAGGTGAAGAAAGATGGAACCATGTCGGAGGTGAACTTGTATGTTTGTCTTATGAACACTAAGATAGAACTGGTAAAGGAGTAATTGTTATGGCAAAAATAATGAATTTAGGGGCGCATTGTAGTGAGTGTATTCACTATCAATATATCAGCCCGTTTATGTATTGCATGGCTTTACAGAAGAGAATAACGGCTAGGGAAACTCCTAAGTATTGCAAACATTATAAAACGTATAAAATGATACGGTTATGAATAAGGTGGAAGTAGGAATCCTTGACAGACACGAACTATTTGAACACAGGGGAGTACAAGACGGATTATTGTGTCCGTTGCCAATACCCTAACGACAAATATCGTTACAGGGATATATGGAAATATCTATATACCGAATTTAGTTTATGGACAAAAGTTAATAAATTATCAACTACTCACAAGTCTTTGGTCTGAGGGCTTGAAAAGCCCAAGTTGATTAGACTAATCACGTTAGGAGAGAATATATAGTTACCAAGTGGGTGTTTGCTCAAGCCCCTTGCTCTAAGGTCAGTGATTAAACAATTCTGTGGGGTAGGAATAGTGTTACTGACGGTAAACCTCTCCATAACATTGTCGATGAGCATTTAACGGAAAAATCCGACTTATAGTAAAATGGTTTACGTAATTAACAAACAAGGACAAGCACTTATGCCAACCGAAAGGTTTGGTGAGGTGAGAAGGCTGTTAAAAAACAGTCTAGCCCATGTTGTGTGCCGTATTCCGTTCACAATTCAATTGGATTATGACACAACAGATTATACACAGCCCGTAAGTTTGGGTGTAGATGCTGGTAGCAAGCATATCGGCATTTCAGCAACAACAAGTGAGAAGGAATTGTATGCAGCAGATGTGGAATTGAGAAACGATATTGTGGATAAGTTATCTACTCGTAGGGAATTAAGAAGAACTCGTAGGAGTAGGATTCGTTATCGCAAGGCTCGTTTCAATAACAGGGTATCTTCCAAGCGTAAAGGTTGGCTAGCACCATCTGTTGAAAACAAAATCCAAACTCATTTGACTGTTGTTGAGAAAATACATAAGTTCCTGCCAATAACTAATATCGTAGTTGAAACAGCTTCTTTTGATATACAGAAGATTAAGAATCCAAGTATATCTGGCAGTGAATACCAACAAGGAGAACAACTTGATTTCTTCAATGTGCGTGAATACGTATTGTTTAGAGATAATCATACTTGCCAACATTGTAAGGGTAAGAGTAAAGATAAAGTCTTGAATGTGCATCACATAGAGAGCAGAAAGACTGGAGGTGATAGTCCAAACAACTTGATTACTCTTTGCGAAACTTGCCATAAGGCATATCATAGAGGTGAGTTTGAATTAAATGTAAAACGTGGAAAGTCATTTAGAGATTCCGCCTTTATGGGGATTATGCGATGGAGTTTCTATGATAGACTAAAGAATATCTATCCTAATGTAAGTATGACTTTTGGCTATATCACGAAGAATACCCGTATCACTAATAATCTTCCTAAAGAGCATTATGTGGATGCAAGGTGTATCAGTGGTAATCCTACTGCCAAACCTCTTGGGTATTATTTCTATCAGAAGAAGGTGCGTTGCCAAAACAGGCAAATACACAAAGCTAATTTCTTGAAAGGTGGCAGAAAGAAACTCAATCAAGCACCATTCTTGGTAAAAGGTTTTAGGTTGTTTGACTTGGTTGAATACAAAAAAGAGTTGTATTACATCTTTGGAAGAAGAAGTAGTGGTTCCTTTGATATTAGGAAATTGGACGGTACAAAAGTGAATAAAGGTTCTATCAATTGCAAGTATTTGCGGTTGGTAGATAAAAGAAAAAGTATATTAATTGAAAAGAGAATGCAAGTAAATTTATGAAAACACTGGTTTTTGATGTAATGCTTGACGGGCGATTTGTACATACATTCAGATACCAATACTGCCCGTTATTCCCGATAGACGAACAGGAACTGGAGAAGTTTGTCACTGACAGGCTTCCTACATTGAAAGGTAAAGATTTTAAAATAGTATTTTGATATGAAACAGACAGTAGAAGAAGCAGCGAAGGAAAATATCCTATTTAATCATAGGACAGTTGATAGAACTTTGTTTGGTAAAGATTTGGCAAAGTTTGGAGAGATTAATTTCGTTCAAGGTGCCGAATGGCAATCCAAGCAATCTCCTTGGATAAGTGTTAAGGAACGGTTGCCAGAAGAGTTAGAAAGTGTTTTGGTTGGGACTAATTACG